ACGGGGGCGGGCCTCGATGCTGTCAGCCGATGGTGGGCGTAGCAAGGATTGAACTTGCGACCCCTACGATGTCAACGCAGGGACAATGCCGGAAAACGGCAGAAAAGCGTAATTTCGATGTTCCAATGCGCGCGAACATGCGGGAAACGGGGCACGAACATGGCGTAGTTTCACCGCACTTTCACCGCACGCTCGGAGCACTGTCTTTGTGGGGTGCGGCGTGACTTTCCGCTTCCTCAGTGTGTGCAGCGGGATCGAAGCGGCGAGCGTGGCTTGGAAACCCCTTGGCTGGGAATGCGCCGGCGTCAGCGAGATCGACAAGTTCCCGCGCGCCGTCCTGCAACACCGCCTCGGCGCTGTGCCGGTCGATGACGACCATCGCTGGCAGCCCGGCCAGAACTTCACCCCCCTTTTCGGCGACTTTACCAAGATCGAGGCCCATCATGTCGGACCAGTTGACCTTCTTGTTGGCGGAACACCGTGCTTTCCTGAAGGCACGATGATCGCCAGCACGCGCGGCCTTATCCCGATTGAGGCAGTGCGGGTCGGCGATGAGGTGCTGACGCATGAGCATCGGTTCCGGCGTGTCCTGCGCACCGGCTCAAAGATGGCCGAGACCGTCGAAGTGACGGGGCAGGGCCATTACGGCTTCGTGACTACCGCCAATCACCCATTCTTAGCACGGCAGAAGATGGGCCAATCCACGCGGGTCGACGGTCGCGCGGTGCGCAAGACGTGGATCACGGATGCCGATTGGGTCGCCGCCGAGCACATGGAGGGCAAGCACTGGGCCTGCGTCTCGCGCTGGCCTGAGATGCCGGTGCCTCAAATCACCGTCATCGGTAACGAAACTGTTCCCAGCCTGCCGGTGCGCGACCTGATGATGATAGCAGGGGCCTACCTTGGCGATGGCTGGATCAGGTCGAACGAGCGGCGAGGCGCTGTGATGTTCGGGCTCAATCCGAGCAAGCTGGATGCGCTTCGGCACGCCTTCGACGCCTATGGCAAGTGGCATAGCAGTCAGGAGCGAACGTCCGTTCGGGTAACGATCTGCTCGCGACCTCTGGCGCGATGGCTTGCTGAGAATTTTGGCACTGGGGCGGCGAACAAGCGCGTCCCGATGTGGGTGTTGGGGCACCCCGAGCGAGAAGCCCTGCTGCAAGGCTATCTGCTGACTGACGGCGGCAAGGTGCAGTTCGGCCACCGCGCCACCACGATCTCGCCCGATTTGGCGCTGACGATGCGGATGTTGGCCGTTTCCTGCGGCTACTCGTCATCGGTCGGGTTCAGTGAGCGGCCATCCACGCATCAGATCGAGGGCCGCACCGTCAACCAAAGCGATACCTACACCGTGACGTTCGGCACATCGGCCCGCAGTTCATTCGAGGACGGCGGCTTCCGCTGGCAGCGCGTCCGATCAGTTCAACCCACAGGGCGCGTCGAGCGCGTCTATGACTTGGAAGTAGAGGAAGATCATAGCTATGTCGCAGATGGGATTTGCGTTCACAACTGCCAGTCCTTCAGCATCGCAGGAAAGCGCCTCGGCCTGGACGATCCGCGCGGCAACCTCACGCTTGAATTCTTCGCTTTGGCTGAACGAGTTCGCCCCCGCTGGATCGTTTGGGAGAATGTCCCCGGCGTCCTGTCGCACGATGACGGACGGACGTTTGGAACCGTGCTCGGACTCATGGGGGAATGCGGGTTTCGGTGGGCCTACCGAGTCCTTGACGCTCAATATGTGCGAGTGGGCCGCTTCGGACGAGCTGTGCCACAGCGCCGCCGTCGTGTGTTCGTTGTCGGATATTCTGGAGCCGCCGACCTCAATCCCGCAGCGGTTCTATTTGACCGCGAAAGCCTGCGCGGGAATCCTGCGCCGCGCCGCCAAGCGGGGGAAGGAATTGCCCCCACTCTTGCAGCGCGCACTCGCGGCGGTGGCGGGCTCGGAACCGACTTCGACTGCGACGGAGGACTGATCCCGAACGTCAGTCCGGCCTTGAAAGCGCGGGACTACAAAGGCCCTTCCAGCGATGGCGATGGCGATGGCGATGGCGCTCCGATCCTTCCTGTCGCCCCCACGCTCGGCGCTGGCGGCAACAGCACTGGCGGGACACGGCCACCGGGCACGACCGTTGACACCTGCGATAGCCTCATTGCCGTCGCCCACAGCCTTCGGGCCGAAGGCTTTGACGCCAGCGAGGATGGCACCGGCAGGGGAACGCCGATCGTGCCGGTGCAGCACCCCGTAGCGATCCAAGAGCGCGCCGTGAGCGAGAACCCTGATGCTGGCCCCGATGGCAAGGGCTGGCGCAATGATGGGGCCGCTTACACGCTTGAGGCTCGGGCTACGGTGCAAGCGGTGGCCTTCGACATGCGCGGCCGTGAAGGCGGCGCGATGCCAGAAGGGCCGCACGACACCCCCAACATCAGGGCAGCGAGTGGCGGATCGAGCCGGTCCTATGCGGCGAGTGCAGCATGGGGCGTGCGGCGGCTTACTCCGCGTGAATGTGCGCGCCTTCAGGGTTTCCCTGACGATTGGGCGATGATCCCGTGGCGCGGCAAGCCTGCCGAGGAATGCCCCGATGGGCCGCAGTATCGGTGCTACGGGAATTCAATGGCCGTGAATGTCATGTGCTGGATCGGCGAACGCCTCCAAGCCGTCATCGCCGCGGGAGAGGGGGCGTGAGACGGTGCCAATGGTTTACCGCCCGCGAGCGCATCGCCTGGGGATCGCCGGTTTTCGTGATCGGCGGTGATTGCAGGGCTGCGGATGCCTCCTATGCGAACGGCACGCTTCGGAAGCTCGACCGCCACACTCGGCGCCGCAAGTGCAATGTCGGCGAGGTTGTCGAGGTCGAGATGATCGTCGGGCTCGCCGGGCGCAGCCTCCACGCCATCGCGAACGGCCCCTGCATGGATCCGCTGCGTCTCTACCTGCCGGAAGGGAAGATCAGCGAGGCGGAACTGGAACGGCGCAACCGGCAGATGGCAAAGGACGCTGGCATATGACCACTCGGGTAGCGATCCAGTGCGACAGCGGCATCTCACCTGACTGCCACAGCTTCAGCGACACGTTTCCGACGAAGAAGGGCGCGCGCAACAGCGCCTATCGTCAGGGCTGGCAGCGCGTCGGCGGCATGGACATCTGCCCACGGTGCCACAAGCGGACGCTGACGGTGATCTGGAAGGACGAAGCGGCTCGAGAGGCGGGGCTATGACTGAGTTCTTCGTCGAAGGCCTTCTCGGCGCCGTCCTGTCGCCATGCAAGAAGCATCGCTACTGGCTCTGGCGGAAGTGGAGAAGCGACCGGCCGTTGCTCGTCACCTGCATGTTCAACCCAAGCACCGCCGACGCTCGGAAGGACGACCCGACCATCAGCCGGCTTTGCGGCTTCGCTCAGCGCTGGGGCTATGGGGGCATCCTCGTCTTCAACCTCTTCAGCCTGCGCACGCCGGATCCATCACTGGTCCGCGGCTGCGAGCGCGAGGCGTTCGGTGACGCTCAGCCCGAGGCGATCGCCGCAGCACTCACGCTCGCCGAGCAGCAAGGCACGCCGGTTCTCATTGCCTGGGGAACGCTGCCCAGCATGTGGGACAAGAGGCCGGTGCTCGATGCCGCCGCGGGCCTCGACCTGATCTGCCTCGGGCTCAGCAAGGATGGCGCGCCGAAGCACCCGATGGCGCGAGGCAAGAGCCGCGTGCCCGACGATCAGCAGCCGGTGCCGTTCGAGCCATATTGAAGCGCGACAAGTAAAACTGAGACAACAGACTGCAATTAATTCGCTGGTGGAGGTCAGGGGCAAGAAAAGCGGTTTCCCAGCGCTTACACTCACCGCGGCCGCCGGGAAGGAACCGGATTTTTTGCAGCGATTGACGCGCATCCACTCTTTTTTTACTTGCGATTTATCCGCTCGCTTCTATGTAGCGAATTGCGCCCCGCGATTGGAGCGCCCGCGCTGAACGGAATTCAGCAATGCTAGGAATAAGCCATGCGCTTCTATGTATCCCCCCCCGTCATTCGCTTTCGCTCGCAGATAACGCCTTGCGTTGAGCTGGCAGCGCTGCAGCTGACTCCCTGTGTGGAAGTCTCGCCGATGCATCCCGCTTGTGCCGCATTCATCGCGGCCTCCGCGCCCTATGCGAAGGGGGGCAAGTGATGGCACGCTATGAAATCCGCCACACATGGGCGAACAATTCCAGCACCGACATTGAAACCCGTGCGCGCAAAGATGCCGCCGAGTATCTGCTAAGGCGCATGGTGCGCGAGCATCTAGTCGCGGGATGGGCGGGGCTAGATACGCAATGGGGCTGGAACCTTTGCCGCCGCGCGGCCGTGGTCGCGTCTGACATTGTGCGAGGCGTGCCAATCGGATGGGTTGAAACCCTCTCAAGCGGCCATCCTATGCACGGTGGCGAACGCATCGAAATAAGGCGCGTCGCATGATTAGCGCGCTCGCCTCTCTCTTTTTCTGGATAGCGGGCGCAATCGCCCTCGCATCCCTCGCACATTCAACGCGCGCGGCCGTTCGGGCATGGCGCGCCCTTATGGAGACTCGCCCATGACTATCAGGAAACAATTGCAGGCAATGGCGCGCGTCGCGCGCCGCCAGGGTGACAAGGAATCGGCCGCCGCGCTCGAGCGTGTCGCGCAATGGGCGCGCACGTTCAAAGGTTGGCAGGCGGCGCCGCTAATCGGCCCGCACGCGCCTTCCCTCGCAATGGAGCACGCCGCGGCAACGGGCGCCGCCTTGGCCGCCGCGCTCAAGCGTGGCGAGTCCTGCCATGCTGAGATGTGGAGCGCGTGGCGCGACGCGAGGGCCTAACTAGGCGCGCCGCTCCATAGCGGCCGCCACGTAGCGCGCGGATGCAATGCCGCGCCCTATGTGGCGACAATCGCCAGGCGCGCGGGCGCTATCCCGCAAGGATGCAATGCAATGGGCTGGACTCGTGGCAAGGATAGGGACGCGCCGGGCGCGTTCTATTATGAGCTTTGGACAGACGCCGGCACGGTTGATCGTGTGGGCGGATTCCCTACGGCACAAGCGGCGGATAGGGCTGCCGAACAGGCGCAAAGGCGGATTCTGTTCGGCGCGCCTGTCCAATCGGATGCGGCCGACTCGCCGCTATCGGATGCGGATTTATTGGCCGAATTGCTAGGCGCGGATTGGCAGTCCGAATTCGCGCGGGAAGGGGCGGCGGCATGAACCGGACTCCCTTGCGCCAGACAATGCCAGACGGGCGGCGCGTCACTGATTCGCGCTATTCGATCACGATCGAGAATACGGGCGCGGCGCGGCCGCAATATGTGGCGCGCTTTTGCGGCGATTGGATAGGCGCGCGCTCCACCTATGGCGCGGCGCTGCTGCTGCTGGCGGGCGAACAGGCGCGGCGCAATGGCGCGCTGATTTTCACCGAACAGGCTGCACCCTAACCCGATTCACGGGCGCGCCGCGCATCCTCGCGCGGCCGCCTATGCCTTGCCCTATCCGGATTCAGTAGGGGCAAGCCATAGGCGCACAAGCCTAACCGCGCGCGGCGGATTCTGCGCAATGTATGGAGCTCAGGAAATGGCAATGGATTGGCAAGAGGCTTGCACGCTCGAGCAATTGCATGGCGACAAGGCGCGCGCGGCATTGCGCCGCTATCGGCAAGGCTGTTGCGATAGCGATGCGAAGGCGCGCGCAATTCACCGCTTGAAGCGGACTCGCACATGGGCGGCGATCTCCACCATCGGCGCGGCGCGCGCTGTGACGCCTGAAGCGGCCCCTACCGCGATTCAGTGTCGCAAGCGCACCCCGGCGCATGAGCGAGCAATCCGGCGCGCCTGGTCGGAACGGAAGGCGGCGCGAGCGGCGCGGTTCAACGTCTTGCTCGCTCGCGACATGGCTGCGAACAATCGGCGCGCGGCTGAATTCCAACGGGAGAGGGCCGACGCCTTGGCCGAGCGGGTGGATGCGCTCGAATACCAGTCGCAGCAAGATCGGGACGCTAAGCGTGCGGCGGATGACGCCTGCGTAACCTACAGGCAGCGCCAAGGCGAAGCCGAGGATGCGCAGCGGCTCGCCGAGCAAGAGGCGCGCGAAGCGCTCGCCGCCCGCGAGGATATGAAGCGGATGCTCGCCGACGCCGAGGCCCGCGCCGCCGCCGCGGAGGCCGAGAACGCGCAGCTCTGGGCCGAGATCGAGACGCTGACCGCGCCCGTGCCGGCGCTTGCGGCCTGAACCCCTACCGTGGCATAGGGGGCGCGTGGGAGCCGCCCCCTATCGCGGCATAGAAAGGAATGAGCATGACACCCCCCTATCTCAGCCAGCTCGCAACCGAATGGCGGCGCACCCTACCGGCGCTGACGGTCGCAGAATGTAAATTCGACGGATGGAGAGCCCTCTGGCTGCGCGATCACGATGGCAGGCCGGGGCTCTACACCCGCAACGGCCATGCGATCCCGGGCACCGAGCACATCGCCCACGAGCTTGCCGCATTCGAGCGCCACGCCGGGCAACGCCTGTTCCTGGACGGCGAATTCGTGGTCGGCGATGGCCCGGACACGCTCGCCAGCACGAAACACTGGTGCGAAACTGGGCACAAGCTGGGCGGCACCGCAGGTCGCTTCATGCTGTTCGACGGGTTCGCCTATGACGAATGGCTGCGCGGCGGCACCGCTACCCCGCTCTACGAGCGCAAGGCACGGCTCGAGCAGTTGGGGCTATCGGTGGAAAGCGATGAGGCGCACCGCTGGGACTGGCGACCGGGCAGCCGCGGCGCCGGATCTGACGCCTCGCCGGTGTGCATCGTGCCTCACGTCGAGATCTGGCACGTCGACGACGCTCTCACGATGGCCGCCGAGATGTGGCGCGCGGGCTTGGAGGGCATAGTCCTGAAGGACGCTACCGCCGCTTACACGCGCACCCGGAGCGCGGCATGGCAGAAGGTCGGAAGGCCGTGGCAATCGAAGATCCACTGGCGGAAGGCTGCATAACCCTACCGCGATTCACCACCCCTACCAGACGAAACCGGGGCGAGCGCGCCTCATAGCAACGAAAGGAATCACATGACCGACCAATACTATCCGAAGACCATCAAGCCGAGCCGCGGCGCGCCGATCCGCACGATCGCCCGCATCATCGCCGAGGTCGAGTGGGCCCCGAGCGGGCGCAACAGCGGCACCTGGATGCGTTTCACCGTCTGGGAGACGCGCGGCGGGGCTTACATCGCCGTCACCGAGGGGGATGTCGCCGGCTACCCGGACAAGGTGGATGTCACCGCTACCGTGGTCGAGCCGCATCCCGATCCGGTCGCCATGCAGGTCGCGGTGCTCAATCACTTCGACTGGCATGACCGCGCGAAGGCGTTGCTGAAGCGCGAATTGGGCTGGGCGCCCTGTATTGAGGTGGCGTGATGAGCGACAACACCTTCACCATGGACAAGCTCTTGGCGGCCATGCGCCAGATTGAGCACATCCCGCCGCCGCCTCTGTTTGTGTCGAGCAAGCACCTGCCAGCCGACAATGCCCTGACGTTCAAGCACAAGGGCAGGGACTATGCCGGCGCACATCCTGATTTCTGGCGCAGGCTCAAGGATGAGGCCCCAGAAGCCCTGACCGGCATCTACGGCGACGAGGGCGTTGGCCTGCACGGTATCCCCATCTGGGACATCGACAGGCATGAAGGCAGGCGAGAGGAATTCTTCAGCGCCATGTCGCAGGCAATGGGAGGGCCGAAGCTATGACCCTCTGGCTGACGGGCCTCGCGATCGGCGCCGCCTTTGGCTGGTGCTGGGGCTTCACCGCGGGCAGGCGGGCGCGCTGACCCCCTACCAGCGCAGAGCGGGGGCGGCCAAGAGTAGCGAGCCAGCCCTACCTATGCTACCAAACGGGCGGGCAAGGCGCTTCCAACGCCGAGCCCGCCCTAACAACCGAAACCTGTAAGGAGGATTCGATGGCTAAGCGCCACCTGCCTGATGCTGAACTGCTGCGCAAGCTGCTGCGATATGACCCTGAGACGGGGAAGCTCTACTGGCTTCCGCGCCCCGTGGAGATGTTCAAACAGGGGCGATTAGGCAGCCCAAAATCACGAGCAATGGCGTGGAATAAGAAGCACGCGGGCAATGAAGCGCTCACTGCAAAAACAACGAATGGCTATCTCAGTGGCACCGTGCTCGGGATTAAGACAAAAGCTCATTACATTGCGTGGAAAATGCACCACGGGTCACTACCAGAGCAGGACATCGACCATCGCAACGGCGACAAGACGGACAACCGAGCCGACAACCTTCGGCTAGCTACCCCGCAGCAAAATCAGTTCAATCGAGCCCGCAATCGAAACAACACCGCTGGCTATAAGGGCGTTACCTACCACCCCGGCACCCAGAAGTGGACTGCACGCATCAAAGTCGACGGCAAGCCATTCTATCTCGGCCTTTTCAGCACACCGGAGAAGGCGCACGAGGCTTATTGCAAAGCGAGCAGGGCGTATCACGGGGAATTTAGCCGTGTGGCTTGAAGGGCTCCGTATGTGGACCAGAGTGCAATTAATTCCGGCGCGCCAGTGTCTCAGGGGGAGGGGCTTTCCCGGCCTTCGGGGGCTACCAGCGCAATCAGCGGGACCGGGCTGCCAGAGGAACAACAGCCCGGCCCCGCGCTCAGCGCCATCCCCGTCGCCGAGAGGTGTTGTGCGGTTGCGCACAAACTTGTGATTTCGTAAGAAGGCAGGGCTGGCGAGCGTATGTGGAAGTCCGCTCAGACCAGCCCCTAACCACGACGCTTCACAGGAGCGATACATGGCTGCTCGCCAACTGCCCGACCCTCAAACCCTGCGCAAGCTGCTTCGATACGATCCGGACACCGGTAAGCTCTATTGGCTCCCTCGGTCTGCCGAGATGTTCTGTCATACCGGACGCGGAGGCCGCGAAGCCAACGCAAAGCGCTGGAACCGGCGTTGGGCCGGAAAGGAAGCATTCACAGCGGTTCACCATGATGGCTACCTCGTCGGCGCGATATTCTACGTCCGCTTGGCCGCACATCAGGTGGCTTGGGCCATTGCCAAAGGCGAATGGCCCGCGCATGAGATCGACCATGCCAGCGGCAAGCGCAGCGACAATCGGCTTTTAAAGGGAATTATATACTTGACTCCCGAAACGGGATAGGGTAGTTATCTTCTTATCGGGAGGCAATCGGGCCTCAAAACAAGGAGATACAGAAATGGCTATCGAGAAAATCGGCGAACTGGAAATCGTCCGCCACGAGACTGACCCGCTGATTTCGGTGTATCGCGGTGACAAATTTCTGGGCGCAATCAACCCGCCGCTGCGGTGGAACCCGGATGCTGGTTTTGAAGCCGCCCCGGTCCATGGCGAGAAGGTCGTATTCTCTACCGAAGCCGAAGCGCTGGCGTTCTTCGCATGAGCAAGTCCAGCATCAGCACATTCGAACTGTTCCAGCGGTTCCCGGATGCCGAAAGCGCCCGCCTCTATTTCGAGGCGGCGCGCTGGCCTGACGGGACGGTCTGCCCTGCCTGTGGCGAAGCCAAGCGCATCGGCACCCGCAAGGGCGGGTTCTATCGCTGCAATGCTTGCCTGAACGACTTCACGGTTCGCACCGCCACAATATTCGAGCGCTCGAAGGTGCCACTGCACAAGTGGCTCTACGCCATGTATCTGCTGGTCACGAGCCGGAAGGGCATCAGCAGCCTGCAACTGCATTCGCAGATCGGCGTGACGCAGAAGACTGCATGGTTCATGCTTCAACGGCTGCGCGAAGCCTGCGGCAATGACCCTACGAAGCTGTCCGGTCTTGTCGAAATCGACGAGATGTATGTCGGCGGAATCGAGAAGAATAAGCACGAGGCGAAGCGCCTCAATCGCGGTCGCGGCACGGTCGGCAAGACCGCCGTTATCGGAATGCGCGAGAAAGGCGGACGGACAAAGGCCGGTGTCATTGACGACGCCAGCGCCGCGTCGATCCATCGTGCGGTTCACTCTAATATCGAGACAGGATCGACCCTGCACACGGACGAGCATGGCGGCTATGTCGGCCTTGAAGGGCTGTTCTTCGCCCATGAACGCATCAACCACAGTGCGGGCGAGTATGTCCGCGATGGGGTGACGACGAACAGCATTGAGAGCGTGTGGGCCGTGATGAAGCGCGGGCTGCATGGGGTCTATCACCACGCCAGCCCGAAGCACCTTGACCGCTATGTCAGCGAGTTCACCTTCCGGCTCAATGATGGCGATGTGAAGCGCCACACGATGGAACGCCTCACCAGCCTGTTTAGCGCCGCCATAGGCAAACGCCTCACCTACAAGGACTTGATCGCATGAGTGAGAAGATACTGTCCGCGCTCGACGCGATAACCCGCGTCGTGATGTCCTACCGCCCCGCCGACAAGGGGCTGGCATCGGCCAAGATCGCGCGCCGCGTGAAGCGGGCTGCGAAGAAGGAGGCTGACGATGATCGGGAGTCATCTATATAATTCCCCTTTTAAATCTCAGGGCTGCAACACCCGTTCAAAACGGCATGAACAGGTCTCGAGCGAGCAATAATTCATCAGGGCACAAGGGCGTCAACTGGTGCGCCATAAAGAAGCGATGGCGGGTGAGGATTTGTGCCAACCGCAAACGTATAGCCCTTGGCTACTTCCGAGACTTCGACGCCGCCCGTCGCGCCTATGAAGAAGCAAGCGCCCGCCTCCATGGTGAATTTCGAAGGGCCACCTAAGTCTCTAGAGAACGGCTCGCAGCTCAATGTCCATTTGATTTGCCTTGGGGAAATCATTGCCGCGGATGAAAATATCTCGCGAGAAGTATCCCAAGTATGTCTTATTCTGACGCGTGACCGTGCTTTCTGGGTCGAAGCACCAAAACGTGATCTGCCGCTTGCCCTTCGCCTCCATCAGCGGGGCCCAGAGTGCCCAAAACTCAGACTCTTCGACCCATTGCAGGCGGAACAGCAGGGTCCGCAGCACCGCGCCGGGCGTCTCGGCGACCACGCCCGATCGCGCGATCTCGAGCCCGCCAAGATCCTCGAAGCCGATCTGCCTGTCCCGGTTGTAGAAGTTCGACGGCTCGCGCTTTGAGCCCAGGATGAGCGCCGAAGCTGAAAAGTCGCCGGTATGGTTGCCGATGTCGATCCGGAACCACGCGGCATTGACCACAGACGGCAACTCGAGATGCGAATGATAACGGCCATCAGCTCGGGTCCGCGCCGGCGCGATCAGCGTCTGCGCGCCGCTGTCATAGGGGGCCACCCCATCCACTTCGGCCTGTGTGCTGCCAAGCCTGAGCCTGATCGTAGTGCCAGCCTGCGCGTTCGCGGCCATCAGCGACATGAAGTTCACCGCCTCGGTGGCACCCCCGAACTGGCCGCGCACCCAGAGATTGCCGTTGCCGCTGCTCTGCCACCGCATCCCGGTGTGCTGGGCATGGCCGAGATGCTGGGCGGGCCGGTTGGCGCGCTCATTGCCGGCCGTGATGCCGGTGAGCGTCAGCGGAAGGACGCAGAAAGGCTTGCGGATTGCCATGTTACCCCCAGACCACGAGCGTAGAGCGCTCGGCATTCATGTCGATTGTGAAGCCGACGACGATGCCAGCGCCATTGCGATCCTGCTCGTCGTCGATCACCGTGGCGGTTGGCAGCGTCTCGGTGATGTCGATGCCGAGCGCTGCGTCGATCTGGTCGATCGCGGCCGTGATAACCGAACGCTGCACCCCGATCAGGTTCAGCCGTTCCTCAGCCATCGCGTCGGCGTCGGCGATGTCATCGAAATAGGTCGGCAAGGCGGTCGGGGTCTTGCGTGCCGCATTGCCGTAGAGCGCGTCCACTGCCGACAAGGGGCCAGCTATGGTCTCGCGATAGGCCTGCGTGATGAAGCCGATGCGGGATGGTGTGGCGGGCATCTATCCGGTTTCCCATTGCAGGCAGGCCATCAGGCCCAAGGTTGTGAGGGAGATCATCGGTAAGCCGCCGCGACCACGGTGAAGTTGCCGCACCCCGAACGGCGACCCGAACCCGCTCAGCGGCGACACGATCTCACGCATGGCTGACGAAGACCTCCGTGGCGAGCGAGGTCGCGCGGGCGCGAGCATAGACCCGGTTCACGCCGCTGACGCTAGGGAAGAGCTCGCTCAGCGTCTTGTTTGCCTCACCCTCATTCGGGCGATAGAGCAGTCCGCCCGCTTCTGCGGAAGGAGGGTTTTCGCCGACCGTTCCTTGGATCAGCACCGGGCCCAAGCCGGTGTTCTGGAACGTGATCGCGGTGACATTCGCGTTGGTCAGCAAGGTCCAGGCGGTCAGCACAGGAATAGTCGTGTTCTGCGGCATCATCAGTCCTTTCAAATAACGGGCGCAGGGCCCCCAAGTGTCTTGCTCAGCTCAGCATCGCCGTCGCGCCAGATCGCCAGATTACGTTGCAGCCAGCGCTTCACGGCAGCCTCTCCTTCAGTTCGGCGATCTCGGCCATCAGGCCCTCGATGATGACGAACAGCGCCTCACGGTCGCCCATCGCGGCGAGGTTCTCGGCGCGCAGGCGCTGTTCCGGATCGGTGCGCCAGCGCTGCTCGTGCTCGACCCAGCGGCAATGCGCGTTGGGCGGCGGCGGCACATCCTCGGCCACCACGCGCCAGCCTTCATAGCCCTCGGCGCTTTCGGTGAGGCAGCGCTCGCCGCTCTCGGGATGCTCGAGCAGGATCATGCCTGGGCGCTCGCATTGCCAATCATCTGCACGTTCCGCACGTTTCCGGCGCTGACCCGCGCCACGAAGCGGAAGTTCTGAGTGGTGCCGCCCGTCAGGCCTGTCGCGGTGCGACTGCAGGTGATCGATCCGGACGAAGGGACATAGACAATCTCGCCCGGCGTGAACTCGGTTTCGACAACCTCGGGGCTCGGGCTTGAAGTCGCCACCGCGCCAATGTCCACCCATGTTCCGGGCGAGCTTTCGCGCTGCCACTTTCCTTCGCACGTGGTGACGCCAGAAGGGGCGGCACCAGCGATCTGCAATTCGGCAACCGCACTCAGGGTTGCCGAGGTGACGCCGCTCGGAATCGCGACTTGAATCGTCGCAGCGTGCGCCTGCGTGAAGGATGACGTGCTGAAGCTGGTGAGCGGCGTGCTGGTCGGCGCAGCGATCTCTCGACGCACTGTCACATTGAACGGCGGGTAATTCCGCCCTGCCACCGTCGCCGTGACCCTCAATTGTGCCTCGGCAGAGGTTAGTTCGGAGTTGATGCGAAGCTGCCCGCTCCCGCTGCCGATGATGCTGGGCGCGGTGCCGGAGAAGGTTCCGGAAACCACGCTGACCGCCCATGTCACCCCGCTGGTCAGCGCAGATGCGCCAGCAGGGGCAAGCTGATACGTCGCTGTCACCGGCAACGTCGAGATCAGTGTCAGGTCCGAACGGTAGCTTAGCTTTACCTCGGCCGGTCCCGAAACCGCAAAGGTGATGTCGGCCGACGACCGCCAGTTGAAGCCGTCCCACTGGCTGGCGACAAGCGTGTCGGTCGCGAAGTGGACCTGATTGAGATACTCGCCCGCAGCGGGGCGCGCGGAGGCGAGGCCCTGCAGCACCGCCCGCGCGTTATCGACGAAGATGTTGGCGGTGCCGATCCCGGAAATGACGCCGCCAGAGATGAGGATGTCGCTGTTCGGATCAGCCCCGTCGCGCGCATTCGGGCCGGGCGAGAACGGCGGATGCACCGTCTGGCCTGCCGCGGCGCTGGTCACCATCGGCTCGGCGATCGCCATGCCAAGCAACCCCGCACCGTTGCTGCGCGCGTAGAGATCGAGATAGGCGCCGACCACTGGCGAACCGCCTGTCGGAACGGTTGTGAAAGATTGTCCGAAGCCCTGTCCGGTATCGACCGCAGCAGTGCCGGAAAGCAGGGTTTCGCGCGTGATGCTGCCATCAGCGCGCACCCACGAGATTGTCGTGATCCACTGAGCGAGCGGGCCGTTGGCGCTGATGCGCATCTGGACCGACAGGCGCTCGCCCGGCGTGACCCGGAAGCGGGGTGATCCGGCCGGCGCCTGGCCGATCAGCACCTCCTGACCCGATGCAGTCACGGTTGCGAACGCCGCGAAGTAAGGGAAAGCGGGGAAGGATCCGTAGAAGGGCGCGACGGTCAGTCCCGATGGATTGGCCGTTACAGCCCACCCCCGCCCGCCCTCCATCCGCGAGAACGGCACGCGGTTGGCGTTGGCGGGGGCGACGATGCTTCCGATGAGGTCACCGCCAAGCGGGGGTGCGATGTTCGACCAGAACGAATTGCTCGCGGTCGGCCATGTCGGCGGCGCGTTGCCGCTGCTCGCTGCGGGGTTGACATAGACCCAGCGCGACTTGTCGGCGCTCTCGACGATGTTGCCCTCGCGATAGGTCGTAGCCGCATCGTAAAGACCGCGGTCGATGAGATCGGCGAAGAACGCGATTTCGTCGAAGGTGTGAACGCGCCAAGACCTTGCCGCACCCATCCTGATCTCGGAATAGGGCGGGCTGCTGTTCTGCCGCGCCATCCCCAGCACCGGGGGCATCTGCCGGCCCTGGGCATCAAGCACGAATTCCGCAGCGCCGAACGCGATGCGCGGCATCACCAGCCTGCTGTCGAGCGCGAGCGCGGCCACGGCATTGCACGGGGCCGCCATGGCCTGCGCCAGGTCGATCAGCGTCGTCTGCTCGGTGATGAGGATGTTGACGTTGCGGGGGACAGCCACATCCAACGCGGCGAGGCTGGCGGCATTGACACGCGTCTCGAGCCCGAGACGCCGCGCGATCTCGCTGATGATCGCGCCGGTCCTGCGCAGGAACCCACTGGTGCTATCGCCATCGACATCGCAGGTGATGACCCCGGCAGGCGGGGCCCCGAGCCGGAACATGCCCTCGGCAAGGCATGTGCCCCAGCGCCCTTCCGGAATGTCGGCCGCGACCAGCGCCGCATAGTTGGGGAAGTCGCCCAAGCTGGCGCCGAAGCTGGCCCCGCGCTCATAGACCGCAGAAATCGCGCTGACCGGCCCGTAGCCACTGACCTGGAAGACATTATCGATCAGGTCAATCTGCACGGGCTCGACATTGCGGCAGCGACCGAAGGCCCAAGGCTTCAGCCTGTCCTTCAGGTCGGCGATGCCTTCGGCGCCCGTGGTGCCCGCATACCTGCGGAACAGCACCTCGGCATCCGCCCATTCGCTGTCCACCGACAGATCCAGAGAAAGCGCCCCGGCTTCCGATCCGAAGGATCTGACCCTCATCTCGGCCAGAAGAACCGGGAGGCTGCCCTCAAGGCGGTAGAGTGTCACCGCGGCACCCGACCAATCGAAACGGGCGACGCGATCAAACCGCCCGACCTCTTTCAGCGCCTCGAGCCGCAGCACGATCCGCGACTGCGCTGGCGAAACCGCCGAGGTGAAGTCGCCATCGAACAGCGCCATGGTCAGAGCCGGCTGCACCACCATCGCCGGAATCCAGCGCTCGCCACCGGCGCCTGTGGCATCACGTTCCTGCGATGAACAGACGCGCACGGTGACACGCGCGCCGGTGCCAGGGTCGATCGGGTGGAGGACGGCAAGAGTGGTCATGGGCCTCAGAAGTTCGCGAGAATGTTGACGAGAAGGCCGTCGACCAAGCCGCCCCCCCCGCCGCCGATGTTCGACCTCGGGCGCGCGTTCGGGTTCAGCGCAATCAGATTGTCGTTGATGGCGCGCAGCCATCCGACCTGCTCGGCGTTGGAGGCCTCGATCGCGCGCGCGATGCTGGCGCGGTCATCGAAAGGTGACGGCTGCCCGGCGCCGATGCTGGTCACGTTGGTCTGGTCGGCGATCGCCTGCTCGGTCAGCGCCGTGACCTGCGCAAGCCGGTCGAAGTAGCTCTGGGTCGAGCCGAACAGCTGGCGCTCGATCTCGAGCAGTTGCCGGGAGATGTCGGCAAAGTCGTCGAAGGCGGTAGCGTCCCCGGCAGCAACGCGCGCGGCAAGGCCATTGAACTCGGCCAGCGCGTTCTGCTGACGGCTGCGCAGCGACAGGCCGCTGTCGCCGATCTTGAGATCATTGAGCAGCCCGCGCAGGGAACCGACGACACGATCCGTTGCCTCTCTGATCGCCTCGGCGCGCCGGAGATTGTAGAGCTCTTCAAGGCTGGCGAATTCCTCGGCGCTCGCCCCGGCCTTTTCGAACAGGTCGATCAGGCTCTCGAATTCGCGGTTCAGGCTGCGCACCGCGAAGCCCACCGGATCCTTGATCTCGTCCAGCTGGTCGAAGACGCTGCGGAAGCGCAGCACATCGGCGAGCGCGGCTTCGACATCCTTGCCCGCCTTGAGCAAGTTCTGCTCCGACTGCTTCAGCCCGGTGATGACACCATCCTGGATGAGATCGCGCACGGCAAAGGCGATGGCCGCCTCGGCATCATCCCCGAAGTCGATGGCGCCATTGCCGACCTTGGTAATGCCGCGTCCGGTCGGGTCGACACGCAGGTTGCCTTTCCGCTGCCCGATGCTGACCGTGCCGGCAGCGGGATTGAAGTCGGCCCCAAGCTGCTGCGCGATGCGGTTGATGCTTTCCAGCACGCTGTCGCCGAGATCGCCAGCGGTGTTGCGCAGGCTCGCATTCGTGCCGGTCAGGCTGGTGATGCCGAGACCGTCGCCGACACCGCCAATCGTGGCCGAGGCGCGCGGCGTCTTCTTGAACAGCGAGCCGACGAAATTCCCGATCACGGCGCCAATGATGTTGCCGCCCGGGATGGGCAGGAAGCTGCCAAGCGCTCCGCCGATCTGCGCTCCCGTGGTGGATCCGCCAAGGCCCAGCGCCTTGCTCAGCCCGGCCACCTGCGTTCCGGTCGCCGTGCCAGCGAGTGCGCCGCCAAGGGCCTTGTCGATGCTCGCCAGCGTCTTGCTGAGCTTGCCGTCCTTGTCTGCGAAGGCGCCCAGCACACCGCGCAGGGCACCGATAATGCCCCCCGGGGTGCCGCCGACCGCCTTGCCGCCGATGAAGCCGCCGATGATGTTGCCGAGCGTCTGGGCGAAGCGCGCGCCGAGCAAGTCCTCGAGCTCCACTGCGATGCTGTCGCCGATCCCCTTGGAGATGCGGGCGGCGAGGTCGAGCACAGAGGGGCGGGCGATCCTGACCTCGCCGTTGCGCCGGCCCGAGGCGGTGTGCCCGCGGTCGCCGGTGACGGTGATGCTGTCGACGGAGAAGTTGTCGTTGGCAGCCGTGCCGGTCAGCGTCTGCTCGGCCGCCCCGCGCACGATGCTGAAAGCGCGGTCGAATTCTTCGGCGAGGCTGATTGCCGAATTGCCGACGCGCTCGGTCGCATGGGCGGTGCGCTCGACCTGCTGCACATAGGCGGCGTTGGCCCGGCCCTGCGGCGTGCTCTTCTGAAGCTCGTTCTGGATGTCGCGGAAGGCATCGCCGAAGATGCTTTCGAACAGCCGCTGGCCCTGAAGATCAAGAAGCGCCTGCTTGAAGTTGCCGAAGAAATCGGTGCTGCGGCCGCTCAGGATCGCGGTGAGATCGCTGCGCACCTGGTCGAGCACGTCAAGCTGGGCTTCGAAGACAGCGCGCTGGTCGCGCAGGACGCGAAGCCGTTGCTGCTCGGCGACCACGATGCCTTCAACATCTTCGCGCTGCTCCCGCGTCAGCGGGCCAAGCTGCTGTTCCAGACGGAAGATGTCTTGCAGGGCAGAAGCGCGGTCGAACTGGCCTTGGGCGAGCAGGCTCTCGATCTGAAGCCGCTGCTGCGATTCCTCGCGAAGCTGCTCGAAGGGACGCAGCAGGGCATCCTGCACCGTGATCTTCGCGGCCTCGGCATCGGCGATCAGCTTCTCGAAGTTGGGCGGCTTGCGCTTTTCCAGGTCGGCAGTGATGGCATCCAACTGGCGGGTTGCCTGAGCGGCCTGATCGATGAGGCGCGGCTGCTCGTCGAAGCGTTCGTTGATGCGCTGGATCTGCTCGGCGGCCTTCTCGCCAAAGTCGGCAAGACGCTCAACCTCGCGCCGCCTGCGCTCTTCGCTGCGATCTTGACGCGCACGGCGAGGCGTCCTCTTCGCCTCGCGCTGCTCATTTTCAAGCGCACGCCTTTGGCCAGCGAGATTGCTGAGCTGGCGCTCGAATTCGGCCTGCGTCAGATTGCCGTCGCCCAGAGGGTCGTTGCGCGTAATGGTGTCGAGCCGACGCTGGTTGAGCCTCGCGATCGATTCGTCGATCCCATTGATCTTCGCCTGAATGGGGTCGAGCGATTCCGCGATATTGCGGTTGGCCTCGGCGATGGCCGCGACACCGGCCGCCTCCAGGGCTTTCGGCAGCTTGTCTCGGTTCGCCGCCAACCGCTCCTGAACCTTGCTGACTTCGAACCCGCGCCCAGGGCTACGGGCGCTGCCCGGGATCACGCCGGTCGGAACAAACAGGCCAAGGATGTCTTCGTCGCGCTCTTTCTTGAATTGGGCGACGATGGCCTCATCTTCTTTGATCTGTCGCCGAAGGTCTTCAACCTGCTTTCGCGCCAGCTCGGCATCGCCGCGGAGGAAGTCGCCCTGCAACTTGATCGCTGAGCGCAGCCGTCCAATCATCTCGTCGAGCCTCGAGGTCGCATTCTCCACGGACAGGGAGACGACATCGACACTGCTTGCGAAGACGATGCTCTTTTCGGCGGCGACCTCCGATTCATCGCCTGCCGTGATGAGGTCGGAGATGAAGGGGCCGAGCACCGCAGTTGCGGCAAAGAGCGCCGCCCCCCAGGGGCCAGACAGGAAAGTGGCGAACTCGCCGATCTTGGACAGCGTTTCGTCACTGCTTTCGCGCAGACCGCTCAACGCGAATGCCGCCTGCGGGATCTGCTGGCTGAAGATCAGAAACCCATCGGTTCCCGCCTGCGCCTGAACGGTGATGTCCTGAAGCTGCTGACCGAGCTGCACGAAGGCGACACGCTCGGCGCGCACGGAGTTGATGACGTTGCCGCGCGCGGTGGTGCCCCGGCGCTGCGCGGCAATCACCTCGTCGGTGGCGGCGGCGGTTTGGTTGAGCTCCTGCTGCACCCGCTCAAGGATTTCCACCTGCTCGAGCATTTCCCGGCCTTTGGCTTCCTCAGCCTGGGCCAGCCTGAATGCCGCCTGCGTCGCCTTCGAAAGTTGCTCGTCATAGCCACTGGTCGCAGCGCGGGCGCGATTTGTGGCTTCCGCGACCTGCCGGGCTGCCGCCGCAATTCTCTCCTGCTGGGCAGCGGCCTGACGCAGTTCGTCGAGCCCGAGATCAAGCGAACCCACGCTGTTGCGCGGCCGCGCCAACGCCTCGTCGAGCGCAGCGGCAACGCCCTGAAACTCGCGCTTCGCGGCCTGCGCAGCACGCGCGGCATCGCTCTGGAAGCGGGAGAAGCCCTGACCATCCTCACGATACTCGGCCCGCAGGAAAATTGGGAAAACGCCGGATTGTGGTGCCATTTGCCGCTACCAATTCTCCAAAGAAGAAGGGGGCCTCTTTCGAGACCCCCTTCGGGTTGCTTAGGTGGCTGACTTCCTCAGCAAGCCTGCCCAGCCAGGCCGGGCCATACCTTGCCCCGCCATGCCTTGCCTTGCCTGCCGCGCCGTGCGCCGCCATGACCCGCCACACCCGGACACGCCATGCCTCGCCTCGCCTGCCTTGCCGCAACGCGCCATACCTGGACGCGCCCCGCCTCGCCGTGCCTAGCCTGCCATGTTTCGGGCCCTTTCAGGCGGCCCGAGCCTCCTCGATCGCCGCGAAGACATTCGCGAGTTCGACGAGCTCTGCGTAGCGGTTCCGCCACGCCTCTAATTCACGCAATGCGTTCTGCAACACCTGCTTGCGCAGGTCCGCATCCGACATCGCGTGGCTGACCGAAGTGTAGCTTCGATCCTCGTCCCGCTTGACCGAGACGAATGCCCGAACCGGCTTTGCTTCCGGTTCATCCCTGACCACGACCTCGATTGAGCGGATCATGTATTTGGCCTGTTCGACCCGATACGCCTCCGCTGCAGCTTCGTCGTTCCATTCGAAGGCAGGGTGGAGCGGCGCGGTCGGTTCCCGCGACTGCTCCACCAGATCCCGCGCTTCGAGCCGGCCGTTCTGCAGAATGCGAACCCGCTCCATCTCGGCACCGGCCACCTGTGGGTCGATCTTTACTGTCGACCCGTTCTTCCATTGGTAGATCACAGGTCCGCCTCCCCGCCGACATGGAACCGGCCATAGGAGCCGTTCCGTTCCGGCCGCCACTCGCCGATGCCGATGGCAAAGCCTGCGGTGTTGAGCAGGTTCGCGATCTGCTCCGGCGAGATCACCGATGCGTTGAACTTGATCGTCACTGGAATGCGCCAGTCTGGAAACTCGGGCCGGTAGCGGATGTCGGCGGTGGCCAAGTTGAGCCTGACCATGTCCTCGCGCGGCCTCGGGTCGCCGATTACCGAAAGCATCTCGCAGTCGATATGGAAGGCGCCCCGGGCCTCCGTCATCTTCATGTCGACGAACCGACACGCCGACACCATCGCCGATTTCACCCCGATCGCGGGGAAACCGTAAGCCCCCGTCTCGGTGCGGTAGAAGCAGGCCTCGTAATCGGCTTCGGGGTCTTTCGCCTCCTTTGCCTTCGTCGCCTTTTTCATCTGCTTCTCGAGCATCTGCCGCTTGGCCTTTTCGGACCAGGCGTGGACGATCAGCGGGCTGTCACCGATCAGCATAAGCGACAGGGTTTCGATCTTCAGCGCCGGAAGTTCGATCTTCGTTGCCCCAGCCATTACGAAGCCTCCCCGGCATACTGCGCCAGATCGGCAGCGACGAACGTGATCGGAGGCTTCTCCATCATCGTGTCGTTGTCGAGCTCCTCGTGCTGCACGAGCACGGCCTTGAACACCGCAGCCGCGATGCTCGGGGCCGGCACCTGCACCAGCGCCCGGGCTGCGGCCCACAGCGGCGCGAGGAACTGCGTGTCACGCTGCCGCTCGGCTTTCTGGTATTCGTCGAACAGCAGATCGGCTACCGCAGCGCCCTCTTTGGTCGAGCGGTATTCGCGACCGCAGGCCTTCTCGAGCGCATTGTTGCCGTCCTGATACTTCTCGATGGCATGGCGGAAATCACCGAACTCGTAGTCTGCCGAGGCCTTGGCGAAGGCCGCGACGTAGGCGATCAGCGCCTTGTCCCATTCAGGACCGGAGCCGAGGGTTGAAAGGGCATGCTGTAGAAACGCGCTGTCGCGCGTGGTAGTCTCTGTGTCAGCCATGACGATCTCCTTGGGATCGGATTGGTTAGGGCGTCTTGAGAGGGCCAACTCTCTTGACGCCCGAATTATATGCGGCCTATAAAATCCCATGTCAACAATTAATACGCCCCATAAAAAACGTGGCCGGCCCCCCATCGATAGCGAGGAGGTTAAGGTCCGAATCCAGCGAGAGATGCTGGATGACCTTGATGCTTGGCGTCAGGCCCAGCCCGACACCCCAGGCCGCCCCGAAGCCATTCGGCGGATCGTTCGATCTGCGCTAGATCAGTAGGGCCGATAACCTTCAATCAGGCTGGCACTGTTGCAGTCGACCCTTGCATATAGCGCCCACTGTTCGGCCTTCGCATTATCCTTCGAAAAACGATACTCCTGCTCAACCGCCTTCGCCGAGCGGCAAAGCTGGGTCATGGACGCCCCTGAAATTCGCGCCTGCTCATAGGCCTCAGCTGCCTTGTCGCCTTCGCTCGGCGCAAGCTGAGCGAAGGCGATCACACCGATCGTCGCGAGGGCCCCGCCAACAATCATATTGCCTAGCCGAATTCGATCCATGCCCGGCGCATTACCACGCCGCGCCGCGCCAGCCTAGACCCCGCGCAGTTCCTGCACCGCCTCGATCGCGGCTTCGCGCGCACGGCGCTGCGGGAACACCCGTGCCGCGCGCGAGGTGGCCCTGATGCCCTTGAAGATCGGCACGATCTCGGCGAGCACATCGCCCTTGCGCGGGCGGCCGGATCTGGTGAGGCTGCGCGGGCGCTTCGATCCGCCAGCCACGCCGCTGACACCGACATTGCGGACGACAAGCAGCGGGTTGCCGTCTGCCCCCCGGATGCGGATCAGCGGGCCCAGCTTGGCCTCGAGACCGCTGCTGCGCCAGAACCGCGGTTCCAGACGTTTCCGATCGGCACCCTTGCCGATGATGCGCTGCGCCGCCTCGAGCGGATACCAGGTATAACGGACAGCCTGCCCCTCGGGGATATAGGTGATGCTCTCGCCGAGCAATTCGTCGGTCGTCGCCATCAGATCCGGGGTCAGGCTTTCGAGGTCGTTCATGGGGATGATCTCTCAGGCGAGTGGGGGCCGAGAGCGAACTCGGCCCCGGTCGCGATCAGGCGGGCGGGGCGTCGGCGTCGACGACGGGCGCACCGTCATCGGCGCCAGACTCGTTGCCTTCGCCATCGCTGGCGGGCTTCGCGGCGGGCTTGCGGCCCTTGGCGGGCTTCGCGGCGGGTTCCGGCTGCACATCTTCCTCGATGTCGTCGGCAACCCACTTGCGCTCGACCAGTGTGGGAATCACGGACACCGGCACTGCCGGCATCCGCAATTCGTCGCGCTTGCTGTCGGGATCGAACGTGACCATGCCGTAGCCGGGCACGAATTCGGTCTTCGCAACAAGCGCGGTGACGCGGCGCGTCTCCATCACTTGTTGCCCTGCAGCAGCACCTCGGGCCGGGTGCAGATCGGCAGACGGTGCGACTCCATCTCGACATCGGCCCATTCCTCGCGGTCGTTGTCGACTACGATGCGGCTATACCATTCCTGACCGCGGGTGTTCACGGTCGAGAAGGTCGGGGCCGGTGCGAAGGCTTCCTGGAAGAGCCCGCGGATAAACCGCTTCGGTGAGCGTGGTCATGTCTGGTGTCCTTCCTTGAGATCAGGCCAGCATCAGAGCTGGCGGTCCTTGGCGATTTCGGCGTGGATGTCGGCCCAGCCGTAGTTGGCTTCGGCAGTGAGATCGTCGCCATCGTTGCCGGTCAGGCCGGGTTGGTTGGCGGCGAGTTCCTTGCGCAGGTTGGCGCGCGCCTTGTCCTCGTCGGAGTCCGGATCGGCGTCGGCCGAAGTGCCCTTCGGCGCAGCGGCGAGCGCGGTGATGATCTCGTCGGAACTCATGCTGCTGCCGAGCAAGGTGGCGGCGAGCTTTTCGCGGCCGGCGAAGTGCTCGCTCGCCATCACGGCCAGCGAACGGTCGGTGGCAGCCTTCGCCGCCGATGCCTTGTCGTCCATGTTTTCGTCGTCCTTCTTGTCCTTGGACTTCGGCTTCTTATTGCCGTCCTCCATTTCGTCTTCGTCTTCGTAGTCGCCGGTCTTCTTGGGCATGTCGCCTGCAGCGGCGGGGTTGAGCGAGGCGGCAAGCGCCGTCTTCTGGTCGTCCGTCATCTGGGCGAGCAGTTCTTCGGTGGACATCTCGGGAAGGGTCAGCACGGAGCCTTTCTGGCCGCGCACTAGCGCCTTCCGCAGCCCTTCAGAGGCTCCGGTCATTTTCATTCCTTTCGGCAGTGATTGGCGCGATCAGCGCCCGTGGTTGGGGTGGAACCCAAGCTCATGTTGCGCCCGCGCGCGTGCGGCGCAGGCTTCTTCAAACGTGCTGTAGTGACCGATCGCCTTGGTTTTCCCGGCTATCGTGATCCGAGCGCGCCACTTGCCGGTTCGCGGATACCAACCGACCCCTATGACGCCGCTCCGATTATCCTTCCGCTTGGCCAGATTCAGGGCGTTGCCTTGCCGATCAACCTCGCGAAGGTTGCTGAGCCTGTTGTCGCCCTTGTCCCCATTGATATGATCTAGCTCTTCCTTGGGCCACCGACCCGTTGCAATGGCGAAGGCAACCCTGTGGGCAAGTAGCGCGACGCCGCAAATAGTGACGATACGGTAGCCTTCTTCGGTCGCACTTCCTGCCGGCTTGCCCGCTTGGGCTGAGTTAACCAGCCGTTGCGTGTGCTGAGCAGTTCGTTTCTTCGTCTCAGCAAAATGCCAAACCGGGCGGACTTTCCAGATCAGATCGCCAGAGTCAGGATCATACGAGAGGGCTTCATGCAGCAGTAATAACGGAATTTGCCGATGCCTGATGCTCATCGCGCCAATTTCGCAACTTCTTCGAAGATACTGTCGGGGTTGTCGACAGCATCTATCAGGCCGATGTCGAGGGCATCGCGCCCCACATACCAGTCCCCTTCAAGGCTTCTGACCGCATCAGCAGTAATGGCGCGACACTCGGCGACGTGCTCGGCGAAGATCTGCCAGGTGTCGTCGACCCAGCCCTGCAGCTTGTCGAAGGTGGCAGCGTCAGGCGTTTCATAGGGGCCGCCACGCGCCTTGCGCTCACCGGCGCGGATCATCGTGACCTCGACGCCGTTCTTGGACAGGCCCTTGGTCATGTCGACCTGCATCGTCCAGACACCGATCGAGCCGACGATGCCGGTCTCGGTCGTCATCACCGCATCGCAGGCGCAGGCGATCGCATAGGCTGCCGAGCACGCCATCTCGTTCGCGAAGGCGACGATCGGCTTCTTACCACCACCAGCGACGGTCATGCCGCGCAGCTTCCGGGCAAAGTCGAAGCAGCCGGCGACCTCGCCGCCCGGGCTGTCGATGTCGAGCAGCACGGCGCCGACTTCGCTGTTGGCGAGCGCGTCGGCAAGGATGCGGTCGATCTGGTCAAACCCTCGCATTCCCGAATAGGGTTCAACTCCGCCAAGCTTGTGAACCAGCGTGCCGTCGATCGGGATGCGGGCGACACGCTGCTGGATGGTGTATTGGCGCCGCGCCGCCGTGGGCGCCTCATCCTCCATCCAGTCGCTCGCCTTCTGGCGAAGCTCGGCTGCGCCGAGCGAACGTCCGTCGATGGTATCCAGCTTCGTGATGCCCATGAAGTCGACCAGCGCGGCGACCAGCATCTCGGCTTTCTCGGGCCGCAACATCAGCGGCGCATTGAAGAGGCGGCCGGCGATCCGGGCGAACTTGCTCATTGGTCGAGATCCTTTGATACCATCGGTCAGGCAACTCTCAGCTTGAGCATCGGGCACGCCGCCGAGGTCAGCGTTGTGGCGGGCGCGGTGGTCGGCAGGCCGCTGGCGAAGGTCAGCGTCGCGCGGCGCTGCGTGCTGTGCGACGCCGCTGCCTGGACCTGCGGGAGCGGCGTCAATGCCCCGACCTGAAGGGTGCGGTAGGTCTGTGTCGAACTTCCATGCACCGCCAGCCAATAGAGCTTCCCTGCCTCGAGCACGAGCGCCGGGCTGATCGCGCTGGTCTTCACCCCGGCGCTCGCGCAATCGAGCAAGGTGCCTTGCCCGGTCAGCAGCGCGCCGGGCAGGCCCGTGGTCGCATCGGCCGAATAGATCCCGACACGCGCCTGCGCGGATGCCACGCCCGTGGTGACCTCGAGCGCGAGCAGGTCGACCGTGACGTTCCTGCCCGCGCGGAACGGGAACAGCTCGAGCCGATTGGCGGCGGTCGCAGTTGTGCTGGGGGGGAGCGCGGTGATCGCGGCGGTGATGTATTCGCCTGCGGACAGGCCGGGCTCCATCGCGTGTGGCGAGCCCGCAATCAGGTTCGCGACATCTTGCGCGGTCGCCTTGTATGGCACACCCCCGCGCTCAATCAGGACGAGATCAGTGCCAGCGACAGCCATTACGGCGCGCTCGCCAGGTTGGCGATACTGAACCCAATCTCCTGCCCTGAGAGCGTCAGCGGATTGGTGCTCGGGCTGCCCGTCAGCGTGACAGCGGCGTGCGATGCGGCGCGCATCGCATCAAGGTCGGTCGATGCGGTGACTGCGAGGTAGCCCAGCTTCGCAAACTGCGCAGGCACCATGAGTCCCGCGTTGGTGCTGTCCGCAGCGGGGATCGTCGCGTCGGTTCCGGTATCGCTGGTGACGACGCCATTCGTTGCGCCGGGCGAATATGCGAGGTTGGTCGCACCGCCCACGGTGATGTCGAGACTTTCCTGCTCGGCGATCTTGCGCCAGGTATTCGACGCCAGCCACTGATAGAGCGCCCAGCCTGTCGATACTGTGGCATCGCCAGTGGCATCGTCCACCATCACCCGGTCGCCCGCGCTCAGGCTTGAATTGAGGGCGTTCCGGGCGGTGATGTCGGCGACACGATACTCGCTCGTCCCGGTCTGCGCCTGGATATAGGCGAGGATGTCGCTGGCGAGAATCTTGTAGAGAGCGCCGCTGCGCGAGACCATGAAATAGTCTGAACCTTGGACTGCCACTATCTATCTCCTAACCGCTCGGCAGGCTTTCAATGCCGACCCTGATTTCGTTGCCGACGACATCTATTCCGTCACCCTCGGCGACAGGCAGAACCGCAGGCGGCACCACGAATGCGGCGAGCGGCTTTGCCGGCTGAGACGCGATCGCCGGCAGCGCGCCAGCAGGACCACGCCACCGCAGCGAGATGGCCGGCGCCGGAACTCGCCAGCGCAGTAGCAGCCCCGTCATCCCGTCGCCGCAGCGGTCAGCGACACGAAAGCGGTCGTGTCCGTGATGTCGATCGAGCCGCCAGAGCCCGTCAGCTTGGCGTCGATCCCATAGATGCCCACAGCCAGCCCGGCGCTGATGCTGGCGGGCACGGTGAGGTTCCAGCCCGCAGGGATGTCGCCAGCAGCAACGCGAGGTGCCACCGTCACCGTCACCGGATAGGCGTCAGCGTCGAACTCGGGCCCGTTCATCGTCTTGACGCGAAGCATCGTGGCGGTGATCGTCGAAACCGTCGCCGGATCACCGGACACGGCATCGAGGGCGATCGTGATGTCCTCTCCGATGCGGAACGTGCCCAACAACATCAGTTCGCTCCCTCGGTCTGGCGGCGGCGGCCCTTGCTTTGCCGCTGTTCCTCATTCGGCTTGCCGTCTGCGGCACGATCGTCTTCGGTGCCCTTCGATCCGTCGCCGCCTGCACCGTCCCCGTCCTCACCGCCTGCCGCGCCAGCGATCTTGAGCGGCACGAATTCATCAAGCCCCAGCTTCTTGCGAATCGCGCTTTCCCGCGCCGCGCCCATGGCGACATCGTAGAAGTCGAGCCCGTTGTTGGCGGCTTCGATCAGGTTGTTCGACCGGCCGGCGTTCACCGCGATGTCGGAAGCGTTCTCTTCCTTCAGCGGGTCGATCTTGCCGCGGCCCGGGCGCAGCCAGGTCGCCATCGAGATTAGCGCCCTGTTCTGGTAGAAGCGGGCAGCACCCTTGGGTGCCTTCACCGTGGCAACGGCAACCGCTTCCTCGAGCCATGCCGCGTAGATCGGCGAGCAGACCTGATCGCAGAATTCCTCGCCCATGCTGTCGAAGCCGCGCCACTTCTCGTTGAGCAAGGTGCGCGCGCTCGAGTAGTTGATGTCGGCCCAGTCCTCGCTCAGCTGCGGGTAGCTCAGGTTGAGGCCCGCCGCCATGTCGTGCTGCCCGGCACCCTTGAAGGCGGGGTAGTTGCCCGCCGGGCGCGCCGGCTGCTTGAAGTTCACCTTCTCGCCTGGGAAGGTGTGGATCATCCGAACACCCTTCAGGCCGACCTTGTTTTTCTGACGGAACTCGATCTGCTTGGCGAGCGACCAAGCCGACTCATCCGGCTGCCCGCTCGGCGCCATCGCGGCCGCAACATCGGCGGTTGGGTAGGGCGACTCCACGAACCCGGCGTTGATGGCATCGAACAGCGCCGCCTCGAGCTCGGCGATGTCATAGTTGTCGTTCATCCGCACCCGCTTGATGACGGGCGCCAGAGCCGAGATGCCGCGGCGCTGGCCCGGGCGATGCTTGCGGAAGCTGTGGATCGCCTGCGGCTTGCCTGTGCGGCTGAAGCGCGCGATGCGAACCCAGCGGAAATTCTCGCCGTTCGCATCCATCTTCAGCGGGTGCTTGACCCGGATGTGATAGGCGACTGGCTCGCCGTCAGCAGCATATTCGATCCCGCCGAACAGGGTGTTGCCGTTGCTGAGCTTGACGTTATCGGGGCGGCCGTTCGGGTTGCTCAGACGGTCGGTGTCGATCAGCTCGATGCAGGTCGTGTAGCGGCGACCGGCGCGCACCTTGTTGCGGATGACGATGAGGCATTCGCCATCGACCAGGCGCGCGATCTTGGCCGTGCGCATGATCTGGCCGAACGATGCCTCGCCGGCGACATCGGCCTCGTGTCCCGGGCCATAGGCCCAGACCTTGAACTCGGCCTGGGTCGTCAGCGACCAGTCGAGAGCCTTCGCCACATCCATGCCCAGCAACTCGTGCTGGGGCTGCGCGGAAAGCTGGACGCGCGAGCCGATCACCGCATCCACGATCTTGTTCACCGCCCCATGGACGACCGGATGGTTGCGGTAGAGGTCGCGGGCACGGGCAACGAGCGTGTCGCGGGCGTCGAGCGCTTCGTCGTCGGCGCTCAGCAGACCGGGATGCCAGCCCTCGAGCTCGCGCGTGCCATAGGATCCGGCATCGAATGCGGTGCTGCCACCGGCGAGCGCCTGCTGCTCCGGCATCGGCGAAGCGGCAGTGGTCGCCGGTCCATATCCGAAGATGCCGGCCAGGGTGTCCATGAGCCCCATCAGCCGTAGTATCCCGAGATTGCGGTGCGCCGCGGCGTCACCGTTTCGCCTGCCTCGATGCGTGCTGCCTGGAGCTGCCCCTCGAGGTAGCGTTCGTGCTGGTTCCATTCCTCAAGCGTGAAGGCGGAATAGCGGACGCGGCGACCATCACGCGAGACATCCTCGACCTGCTTGCCCGATGCGGCGGCGAGGCGTGCCGCGCGCAGCGAGTTGAGCTCGAGCTCGATGCGGGCGATCTTGTCGATGGGCAGTTCAGCCATGCTCAGGGCTCCACAGGTTCGGTGCTGGCGTGGTTGGCCTCGATCGCGAGAGCCCAGTCCCTCCCCAGGATCAGCCTGCGGGTGTTTTCGGTGCAGATCCGGATGTCGCCTTCGGGGACGGAGACGAGGCCTTCGGGCAGTCGGTCATCCAGGATGGGCAGGTCACTTCCTGCCGCAGCACGTTCGGCGCCGTCACCGGGGGCGGTGGTGTCGGCTCGGGCGGCGGGACACGGCCGCACGCGGTTAGCAGCAATGAAGCGCTCAGCATCAGCCCGGTCGATTTCAGCATAGCGTTCCTCATCGGTGTTGGCCTTCTCGGTGGCGGCGGTGTTGGCGGCGGCGACGCGCTTGCTGTTCCTGATCGCGTCCTCGCGCTGGCGAAGCATGGCGGCGACGGTGGCGCGGGCCTCGTCGCGCTCGGCGAGCAGACCCTTGGGGCCGATGCTGCCGATGAAGGGCAGATCGATCTGGAAACCGTCGATGCGGATGGTCTGCACCACGAAGCCCACGCTCGCGAGCGCGGCGAAGATCGCCACGATCAGCAGCGCGTTGGTGGCGAGCCAGGCCCAGATCTTTTCACGAAGCGCGATCATGCGATGAACCCCCATACCCAGCGGGCGGCCCAGCCCAGACCCATGCCGAAGGCCGCGATGAATGCAGCAGCACCAACCGCCGCCAGCACCGCTGCGATACCTAGGAGCAAGACGGCCTTGCGCTCCTGCTCGGGCGTGGGGAGCATCACAGCCCCTTCAGGCACAAGGCCCGCTCCCTTTCGCGGCGCAGGGTCAGGCCGCGCACCGGGCGACCGCCGGCCTTGTTCCAGAGCAGCATCGCATCGCAGCCGCCGCGCCAGTTCCCAGCGTTGAACCGCCGCGCCACAGTCGAGCGGCAGAAGCCCGAAGTGCCGATGTTGTAGGCCAGCGACACCGAGGCAACGAGCTGGTTCTGGCGCTGAGGTGCAGCGAGCCCCGGCACACAGGCCAGCACCGGCTTTGCGTGGGCGACCAGTTGCCGCTCGAGCCGCGCCGTGCAGCCCGCCTCGGTCTCGACCATGCCGGGACGCACGCCCTTTGTGTCGCCGTCACAGATCGTCCATACGCCCACGATATCGGCATAGGCGCGCAGATATTGCGGCCCCTTCTCGTGCTCGACCACCAGCGCGCCGCTCTTGTCGACGCTGGCAGTGACTGTGCGCCCGCTTTCGTCGTGCGGGATCAGCGTGGCGAGCGCGATCGCAGCCCCGGCGCCGACCAGCGCGACCAGCGAGTTTTTCGGCGCGGGCTTGGCGGGCGGAGCAATTTGCGCTTTCTGCAAATTGCTGATGCGCGGGTCAGGCTGCGTCATCGGGTTTCTCCAAGTGCCCCTGCTTCACCAGTCGCGCCAGCAATGCGGCGGCGACCAGCACCATTTGGATCGCATCGAACAGCAGGGGATTGGCCTCGCGGAAGCTCGCGGGCATCATCGCAAGAACTGGCGAAAGGGTGAGCGCGTCGATGGCGAGGGCGGCCAGCAGCAGTCGCATCGACCACCAGCGCAGCGCGTGCCGCGCGCCGGGCACCAGATGCTTGTCGAGATAGGCGATCATCGCACCTTGTCCTCTTTGCCGTCGAGCTTGTCGTCGATACGGGTCAGCAGCGCCTTGATGTCCCCGAGGTCACTGCGATAATCAGCCTTGCTCACGTATTTTTCGGGCAAGCCCCGAATATCCGCGTCGAGCTGGTCAAGCGTCTTCGTGATCCGGCCCACAATCCAACCGAACATGCCGGCCCCCAGCGTGACGGCGATGTTGAACCCGGTTTGCCAATCCACAATCAATCCTCGTTCAATGCCGCGAAGGCGTCGAAGATGCTCGGCGCAGCCTTTTCGTCAGCGGCGGCGGGCTTCGGTTCCTCGCGCAGCGAAATTGGTGTTGCCCAGATCGGACGGCGCCCGATCCAGTCGATGTCGGCACGGTCGGGCTTCAGCATCTGCCGCCCGGCCTCGCAGTATCCGTCCAAGTCCAGCGTTTCGTTCGGGCCGCTGCGCACCCATTTTCCGTCGATCAGGGCCTCGCCGAAATACTGGTCGAGGTAGTGCGTCTCCATCGTGCGCGGGAAGTAGCAGCACCCGGGTTCGCCCTCTGCCGTGGCGAGGCGTTCGATCGTCTGCGCCTTGAGGGCGTCGACGCCGAGGCGGTATTCCAGCAGAACCGGCTCGACTGGCCGGCCAAGCTCGTCCTTGTCGATGCGCGTCGGCGATTCCGGCAGCATCGGGCGCTTGCCCGCCTGCCCCTTGATGAGCTTCAGCCTCTGCCAGCCCGCCCAGCTATGCCCGGCGAGCGCGGCGCGGCGCGCGAACTCGCGGGCCTTCCAGGTCACGTTGCCGTCCGAACTGTCCAGCACCGTCACCGCGACCGGCAGGGCGAGGCTGTCATTGTCGATCAGCGGGAAGCGCCGGTTCAGCACCGCACCCCAGAGCACGTCCCAGTCCTCGATGCGGCCGTAGAGGTCGATGTCGCGCCACTCGCCGTCATCGTGATAGCGCTGGCGAACGGTGAGCCGGTCGATCGTCCAGCTTCGTCCCAGCAGATCCCAGCCCTTGAACAGCACGTCCAGGGTGCGCTTGCCCGGGTCGACTGCGGCAGTGATGAACTGCACCCCGCGCGGCACCAGCCCGCGATCATATCCTGCCTCGGCGACCTTGCTCTTGAGGCCCCGCGCGCTGACCCCGCCTGTCGTCGCAGCGCCCTCGAATATCTCGCAGAGCTGCTTGGACATGAACTGCCTGAGTTCCTCGGCGTCCTTGGTCCGCTCGAACTTGATGAGCGCCTGCTCGTAATCCCGCGCCAGCTTGGCGATGTTCTCGGTCTTGAGCATCGTGCCATGGATCCAGAAGCCGAACCAGCTGTGCGGCGCCGGCTGCCCGACCACACCGCGCTGCTGGTCGAGCAGTTGCCCGCGATGCATCCAGCCATCGAGGCTGTCGTCGTCGCGGGTCAGCGCGGCGTCGATCATGCCGCGGCGCTGCTCGTCGGTAAGGCAGCAGCCATGATGCGGGCAGACCAGAGCGGCGGTCGCCTCAGCCTTCTTCACCCGCTCGTCGATCGGCAACTGCTCGTCGCGCGTCCACGTCAGCTTGAACTGGGGCACATCGTCCCAGTATTTCGTCGCGTAGGCAGCGGCGTAACCGCCGCACTCCGGGCACTGCATGACGTAGATGCCGCGACTGGTATCCTCGAACGCTGCCGCCACACCGCTGCGATACCCCAGATCGGGGTGCGACATGATCGCGGCCTTGCGTCGGTTGCCGAGCAGCTTCTGGCGCCCGTCGATCTGCACGCGCGGGCTCGCCGCCCACTTCTTCTGCCACGCATCGGTCTCGTCAGAGCAGATGAACCCGGGCTGGCGGTTCCGCCATGTCGAATCCTTCGAGCTCAGATACTCGAGCGGGTAGCCGGAGACCACCTTGAAGGCGTCGGTGTCCTCGCCGCGCTTCGTTCCCACCCGGGCCTGAAGATCGGCGTTGATGTCGAACATCGGCTTGACCACGTTGCGCACGTAGTCGGTCACGGCCTCGTCGCTGTTGAGCACCCAGGCGATGTGCGTCATCGGCCCGAACTTCATCAGCTTGAAGGCGTAGTTCTCGGCGACCGCGGTGCCCCCGGATCGCGACGGCTTCACCATCACGATGCCGTGGCACCTCGGATCGTCGAGGGCATTCATGGGCCCGACATTGTAGGGCGTCCGCATCCGGTCGTAGCGGACGATGGCCCCGTTCTCGGAGCCGGGCAGCAGGCGGTAGCGCTCGGCGCAGTCGACGGTCGAGATGCGCTCAGGCGGTTGCAGCAGTTCCAGCGCGTTTCGCGCCAGATCTGCGGGGCGCGCCAGACGCCTTCCGCTTCTGAGCGCCTTTACCCTTTCCAGCAGGGCCTGCGGGGACAGGTCCATCGTCGGGGCTCAGCGCGTCCTGGCCGGCTTGGCGAAGCTGCGCCATGAGGTCGGCCAGCACATTGTCGAACTTCTCCCTGAATTCCGGCTTCCATGCGTTCGTCGGATCGAGCTTCTGCGGCGCGGACAGGATGGCCTCGCGCATCGCCAGCGCCAGATCGCGATAGGTTGCCTCGGCCTCATCGCGGCTCACCATCTGACCGGCCTGCTTCTCGCTCTCGGTGAGCCTCAGATGCAGGTCGATCGCCTCTTTCGCCTCACGGATCGTGAGGTCGGACGGCGCGTTGGCGAGACTGTCGCCGGCCACCGCCTCGCGGATCCTGAGCTGTTCGCGGATGCGAGCGTCACGCTTCTGCTCAAACCATCGGATCAGCACCCAGATCGTTGCGATCGGGTTGAAGCGGTAGTCGATGCCCTCGGCACCGGCGACGAAGGCACCGCTGTCGGCGATGTCGGGCTCGCTGCACCAGTCCCGGAAGGTGGTGCGATTGACCTGTAGCAGGTCGCACATCTGCTTGGCGTTGAAGGCTTCGGCGACGAGGCCCTGCGATGATGCGCGGGCCAGCGCGGCGCGGAGCCGGGCGATGCGCGCTTCCTCGCTGGCAGCTGGGCGGGCCATGCTTCAGATACGGTCGCGATAGCGGGAGGACGATGCCGCCCGCCTAAGTGTCGAACGGCGCATGTTCTCAAACCATGTAGCGGGGTCACAAATCGCGTAACATTCGCGCTTCGCAAACTCAAAAACCTCGACCAGCGCCTGCTCAGGGCTTGCCCTGACCCATTCGCCCTCAGCGCGCCAGCCTTCATCGGCCGCCTTTTTCAGCACGCCGCTCTCAATCTCTGTCGCGCGCTGGTAGCAGCTGAAGACGCAGGCATAGAGAGCAATCCGATGTGGATTGCAGGTCTGGATCTGGGCCAGCCTTTCAAGCGGCTTGAGCGATACGCCGACCTTGCAGAAGCCAGAGTCCAGAGCCTCCATGATGTAGAGGCACCAGAGGGGCCCCTTTGGGTCTTTGGCGTTGCCGATGACTCCCAACATCCCGAAAGCGGCCGCGAAGCTCTCAGCCTTTGTGCAAGCCTCAATCTCGGCTGAGTATTCCTCGCCGAGAGCGAACATCAGGCTGTCTTTGCTGACTTCTTCGCGGAAGCGAACCTTGTGGCCCGACCGCAGGAACATCCTCGCCGGGACGAGCCTTGGTTTATTGGCGGCTTTCGGGAGAGTGTCATCCATATCCATTTCCCATTGTCATTTGTCAAGGTTCAGAAGGAAAAGTTGGCGCTCCAAGTCCTCCGGTTTGACGTAGCGCCCGATTTTCTCACGTATCTCGAGGTATTTTTCTAGGTTCAATATCAATAGTTTGCGCGCCTTCCGCCACCCCATCCGATAATTTTTTGCAGTTGTTGACAGCGGGCGATCAGAAAGCACCATTTCAAGGAACATGCTGCGTGGCATAGGCAGGCCCTTACGCCAGGCCGAGTAAGCCATTTCATCGTGGACCTCAGACAAGCGCTCGATGATGAGATCACCGCTGTTGCGGCATTGATCGACCCGCGCCTGAAGTGAACCAGACTTGAGCCCGCCGGCGCGAGCGATGCGCTCGTGGACGTAAGCGATCGACTGCGCCGCCGCGAAGATTTCCGGCGCAATCTGGCCTGCCTCGACCATTCGAAGCCACGGGCTTTGTGACTTCCGGCGAACCGTGCTGAGAACGATGGATGTCTTATCAGGCACTTCCGGCGTGAAGTTCTCAAACGCTCCGTGCTGGAACCATTCGGGCGTCGGCCCGAGCACGGTTTCCTTGACATAGGCGACCCTGCCGGATGCGAGTTCCAGTTCGGCCGCGGCGCGCTCGTATTCCCGGGCGCGGTCGGCCTTGTCGCGCTCGATCAGGGCTTTGACGCGGCGCTGCTCGATGCGCTTCGCCTCGGCTGCGCTGATCGGCGGGCGGATGGTGTTGTCGTTCATGCTGCTTCTCCGCACCAAGTGCCGCACTCGGCGTCAAATTCATCGGGATCGGCCCAAAGGTCGGGCTGGCGGGAAACGTCTCTGGCTATAGTTTCGATCGGGCGTTGATCGCGGAACGTGTGTCCGGTGCGCTTCTCAGCTCGGACATACCAAGCCTCCATGCCGGGTTCTTCGCGGATCAAAGCTCCAATCGCGTCCGGCCCCTTCATAAAGCAGAGGCGGCAATTGCCGTCGATGCCGCGAAGCCCAAGATCAAAACCTTGTGGCAGCGGAAGGGTGGGGGCGAGCGGGTCAGTGTTTTCCCCCAGCCAGAATGTCATCACATCCGGTTTGCAGACCTTGGCGGCCATCAAGGGGTAGGCGACAAGCCGCCCCTCTTTCTCGGCCCGCTCGCGCCCCTTGGCGTAGCGCCAGAACTCATCGGCGCGCAGCCCGATGACCTCGGTGTATTGCCCAAGCTCAAGCCCGGCCTCATGCCGCATGAAGTCCTGCATCACTTGGACCTTCAGGTGCTCGGTGCAGAAGCGTTGGGCTTGATTGGGCAGGGCCTTCTTGCTGTCTATCAGCCGGTCGAAAGGCTCACCGTTGCGCGATGCGGAGTTGAAGCCGACCTCTTCGAAGCGCTCGGCAACCGGAGTGCGCTTCAGCCTCGATTTCCATTCCAGCCAGCGTATGCGGATGAGGCTGCCGCGGCTCATGCCGGCACCTCGACCTTGCGCTCTTCCTCGATCAGATCTGCGTCGGGCGTGACCTTGCGGAAAGCCTTGGAGTGATACTCGAGATTGCTCGGCATCCCGCGCAGGGTAAGATACACAACCAGCCCCTCGCGATACTCTGGCGGCAACTGCACTGTTCGCACGCTATCGACCACGAACCGATCGCCAACCCGGGGCGCAATGGCGAAATAGATCGACGGAACCTGCGCAGCGAGCTTGCAGTCCGGATGCCGAAAATTGCAGTCCAAGATGCACTCGGCGATGTCGCCCGCTTGCCACCCGCTCACCGCACACCCCCGATCATCTCGGCGATCGCGGCCGCATTGCGCTCGGCTCGGGCCCGTCGCTGCGGCGACATCTGGCGCAGCCGGCGCTCGCGGATCTCGGGGCAGGGTTTCAGCGTGGCGGCGAGGCGCTTCGTGGCCTTCGCGGATCGGCGGCGGGCCAGCATTCGGGCGATGATGTTCATGCCTCTGTTCCTTCCGGTTCGGGGTTGGCGATGATCTTGCCGTCGCGCTCGATCAGGTGGCCGAGCTTCAGGCCGAGCGAGCGCATCTCGGGATCCATCTTGTCGATGAATTCCTGTGTCAGCGCCGGGGCGGGTGCCTTGCGGGCGTGGGCAGCGAGGCGGCGGTTCACCTCCCGACTGGCGAGCAGCTTCGCGAGCCGGTGCGCCTCGGTCGCGTCGTCCCGGCGCCGCCACTCGGCCGCGATGTCGAGCAGTTCCTTCACGGTCGGGAAGAACCGGCAGCGCTTGATCGCCTCGCGCACGGTCCACCACATCTCGTCGGCGCGAAGATGCGACAGGCATTCGCGGTAGGCGCGGAACTTGAGCTCGCCGGTGGCCGCATCGTCCTTGCGCCGCGGCAGGCTCGCATCGAGCAGCGTCAGTGCCTCGGTGAAAGCACGTTCACCGATCCTCGGCAGCGAAGGCAAATCCGCCCTGGCTATCGCCTTGACCTGGGCGAACTGCTGGTCCGTCAGCGCTTCCGGCAGGGCCTTCAGCATGGTGAGCGTAGAGGTCGCGGTGGAGGGCGCCAGTAAACCCGTCGCGGGGATCATCGGCAGGTGCTGCTGTGCGGTTTCCGGTTCGGTCGTCATATCGTCCCTCAAGAATTTTCGTCACGCTGTCGGGTCTGAGCAGGAAGTCGATGTTGGCACCGCCCCAATTGCCAGAGCGGCCGGAGAGAAAGCTGCTGTCCGGGATGCGCTGGATGGCGCTCAGGATCGCCTCAAGGCCGTGATCGCGGATGCGAGCCTTGCAGGCTTGCAGACGCTTCGGGCTCAGCTTCTGGCAGGTCGAAAGTTTCAGTGGAGCGGCGACGGCGTTGAATGCCGCGACCACCTGCTCGCATTCGCCGCGCGCAGTCTCAGAAGCACCGACAGGTGCTTCAGGGGCTGGGGGATGATGGGGGGGGTTAGAATATATATCATTGGGGGGGGAAGAAGGGGGAGGGGGTGTCGCGTCCGCGTCCGCAGAATGTCCCTGGACTTTCCCGTGACTGTCCCGTCCGCGCTGACGACGCTTCCGCTCACGTTCGGCCGCGCGACGGGCTTCGATTTCGCCTTCGCGCGCCTTTACTTGGTTCTCGCGATCTTCGATTGCGCGCACCGCGATTAGAACCGCCTCAATGGGAGCCCCTGCGTCTGTCATCTGTTGAATGAGGTCGGCGATGCTCACGGGCGCCACTCCTCTAGTGTGCGGCCGCCCTTGGCCAAGTTGCAGGGCGGGCAGGATGCCGCGAGATTGTCCATCTCATCGCTGCCGCCAGCGGCGACCGGAATGAGGTGATCGACGTGAAAGGCATCCAAGCTGATTGCTTCGCCGCAATGAAAGCATCGGCCGCTCTCGCGCCGAAAGATCGCGTTGCGCTCAGCTTTGGAGAAAGCCCGCCGCCCAATCACAAAGTAGGCGAGGTGGGGGCTGCCAATCGCCATGTCGCGCTGCGCCTCGGAGAACAGTTTCTGGTTCTCAAAGTGGTGCTCAAAGCCCAGCCTGCTCGAAACGCGGACAATCATCCCAGTTCCCCCGAGCCTTCATCCCGATCGCCACCTTGCGCACCCGCATCCCGAAGGTGCCGATGCCGCCCCAGCCGCTCTCGACGATCCCGGCCGCCACCAGCTGCTTCCAAGCGTGTGTGTCGCGTTCGCTGGCGGGAAGCCGATAGCCACCATGCCGGTCGCTCAGTGCGTTGATGAGCGCGAGCAGCGCGTCGATGTCCAAGCTCTCGGCGACACGGATCGGGCACGGCAACACCGCGAAGTGCTGCATCAACTCCGCGCGCTGCCTCGCCGACCAAAATTCCATGTCGCGCGTGAACTTGCTCATTTCAGCCTCACCCTGACCTCGGCCGCGAACTGCCCGCAGCCGTGCTTGTGGTGGGCCGATTCCTTCACGGCGCACCGGGCACACGGCCGGTCGGTGACGGCGAACACAAGCGGCTCGCCGTTGAGGAAGATGGCCTCGAGCGAAGGTATCTTCTGAGGCTCGGCCTTGAACTTTGCCGCGCGTGGTCGACGACCTTTCTCGGGTTGCGTTACCAAGCCGAGGCGATGCACCTGGCCGCCAACAGCAGACGGTGAGCAACCCAAGATGCCTGCGATCTCGCGATAGGTGCAATTGGCGGCGAGCAGCTTTTTCAGGCGCGCGTTGGCGCGGCCATCCCATCTCATCTTGTCGCTCATTGCGGCACCCTCACGAAGTAGAGCGGGGCACCGTCTGGTGCGCGCGGGATGGCGTCGCGCGCCTCGAGGTATCCGGCGACGTAGCGCAGGACATCATCGGCGGTGACGACTGAGTTAGGGGCGCGGCGGGTCATGCTACCTCTGCAAAGAGACCGCCCATATCCTGTTTGGCGCGCGCAAGGTTCTTGACCGCCTGCGCGAAATAGGACGGCTTAAGCTCGATCCCGATGCCCTTGCGGCCCATAGTAACCGCGCCCCAGACTTCGCTTCCGATGCCGAGAAACGGGGTCAGCACGGTGTCGCCGGGATTGCTCCACAGGTCGATGCATCGCTCGATCACGTCGAGCTGCAACGGGCTGATGTGCTGCTCGTCCTTTTCGTCGCGCCCGCCTCGGTATTGAAGCGTGCGGGTCTGGTTGATATCCATCCAGACGGGCGAGGCATAACGCTGCCAGACCTCAATTGAATACCAGTTGCGCCCATCATTCGCGGTAGTGAACTTGCCGAAGTCCGGCTCATCGGTGCCGCTGTAGCGGTCGAAGCATCCGCTCACCGGCTCGGGATTGTCGCCCGGCTTGCGGAAGGCGAGGATGTAATCGGCGAGGCCCTGCCCGCTGATGGTGCTATCCTTGACGATCTGCTTGTGCAGCAGGCGGATGGACTTGGTGCGCTGCTGCGCGACCACGGGGTCTTTCCAGATGCAGACCTCGCTATGGAAGATCCATCCCGCATCCTCGTAGGCGCGCACCACTTCGCCCCGGAAGTCTCGCATCCCGATATTGCCGTGACGGATTTTCGACATGGGCAACTGCATGACGTGAACGGCGTGCAGCCGCCCCGGCATGGTGACGCGGTAAAGCTCGCTGATGAGGAAACCGTAGTGCTCCCAGAATCCCGGCCCCTCGTTATTCGAGATATCCCTGTCGAAGTTGCTGAACTTGTAGAGGCCCTCGAAGGGTGGCGAGTGAATGCCGAAGTGAATGCTGTCGCCGGGGATCGCGCGAATGACTTCGCAGCTATCGCCCTGATAGATCGCGTAGTCGTCGGTGATGACTTGGTCGACGCACTTGATTCCTTCAATCATGCTGATTGCTCCAAGAAATTGGGAAGTTGAACGGGAATGGTGGGGTTGTAGTTGGGCGTCTCGCGCGCCGTGCCTTTGATCTGGGCGCTGGTGAGATCGGCCATGTGCATCACCATTGCCGCCGCCATGCGGTCGGCGTCGGTTTCCTTGCGCTTGATGTTGGCGACTGTTACGCCTTCAAGCTCGCTGGCGATGATGTGGGCGGTGACGGGCTTGGTCTGCCCAAACCGCCAGAAGCGGCGGACGGCCTGATAGAATTGCTCGAAGCTGTCGTTTAGGCCGACGAACCCGGTATCGGCGCAGTGCTGAAAGTTTAACCCGAACCCGGCCAGCCCCGGCTTGGTCACCAGCACGCGAATGCGCTGGTTGATAAAGTCGAGAATGATGCGCTCTTTCTCACTTTCCTTAAGTCCGCCGTGGAGATTGACCGCGCCGGGAATGAGCTTGGCGAGAAGCTCGGCCTCGCCATTCAGGTTGCACCACCACACGAACGGGCGATCCGAAGGGGTAATCGACGCGGCCTTTTCGCATCGCGCATCCACGGTCGAGTGGCGGGCCGCAATGCGTTCGGAAAGCGTATGGGCCTGCATCGGAAACAGCGTGCCCATGTCGAGATCGGGCGCGTAATCGGCGGCGACGATGTGCTGCTCAAAATTAAGCGGCGGCAGGTCATAACCTTCATTCGGGTATCCGAGATCGGAAGGCTTGCGCAGCATCACCGACCATGAGGCCATCCATTTCCAAAACTCGTTCTCGGCATGACCCTTCAATCGCCATTTTCGAGTGTCGCCGCCGTCATGCACAAAGAACGTGGCGAGCATGTCGGTGTAGGACATGATGCCGAGGAACTCGGCATGATTGCCAAGCTCCATGAAGTCATTAGGTGCCGGGGTCGCCGTTGCGGCAAGCCGAAAAGGGATCGATTGACAAGCCTCGATCAGCTTCGTCCTGTAATGCCCATCCGTGTTCTTGAGGATCGAGCTTTCGTCGAGGATGATGCCGCCGAACGCGCCCACGTCGAAGTGATCGAGCTTTTGGTAATTCGTGATGTTGATGCCCGGGCCGCAATCTGCCTGACAGGTCGCGATACGTGCCGGAATGCTGAACTTTTCGGCCTCGCGCACCATCTGGGCAGACACAGCGAGCGGCGCGAGGTGCAGGATATTCGTGCCCGTCGCCTGATGCACGGCCTGCGCCCATGCCAACTCCATGAGCGATTTCCCAAGACCAGTGCCAGCAAACAGTGCGGCGCGGCCACGGCGCAGCGCCCATGTCACAATGTCACGCTGATGTGGAAAGAGCCAGTCTGGCAGCGCGGGCACTTCGTCGAGCCCGGTCATGGGGTCGGTGATGAGCTTGCGCGCGAGGAACTGGATGTAGGGATCCATCATCGCACCCCCAGCGGCGCGCGAAGCACCTCATCCTTCCGCCAAGGCGGCGTGATCCGGTAGCTGGCAATCTTGTGGTCGAGGATGCCGATGGCATCGGCCTCGTCGAACTTCGTGACCGCAAAGCCGAGCTGCCGGGCACGCTCCATCGTCGCCGCCTTCAGCCGGTCGGTGCTCGTCACCTTCTTGTCGCCGGTTTCCTTGGCGATGCGGTTGTGGGCTCGCGTGGCGGCCTTGATGGCGCCGTCGACATCCTTGCCGATGAACTCGCCGCGCCAGCTATTCACCGGGACCGGCCCACCGCGAAGACGGTAGGCGGCTCGGTAGCCCTCGGCATAGGCGTCGAGCCCGCCCATGATGTCGAGCGTCTTCTGGTTGGTCGTGCCGCTGTTGATGCTCGAAGCGCTGAGCTTCTGCTCCCAGAAAATCATCTCGAAGCCGAACGTCATCCGCAACTCGTGCAGCAGCTTGTGCAGCGCGACGAAGACATCACCGTTGCTGCTGTATTCGCCGCCGAGGGTCTTGTGCCCGAACCGGGCCTTGTCCCAGTCGTCGTGCCAGATCGCCCAGCCGGTGCATGTCTTGGAAAGGTCGAGTGCGATGATCTTCATGCGTCCCTCGGAATGGTGCCATCCTCGGGCCACGCGGATGTCAGGTCCGCGCGGCCTCTGGGGGCGTCACTCCGCAGCTTCGGTGCTGCCGCGGCCCTCCTGCTTCGCCAGTTCCTCGGGCGAGGCTTCGAAGTCGTCCTCGTCACCGCTGACGCCGGGCAGGACCGGCTTGCTGGCAGAACCGAACGGCACGATGTTGCTGCTGTTGTGCCCCTGCGCCTGGTCGACCAGATCCGGGGTAATCGTGAGCCCGTAGGCGATCAGCAGTTCGCGCAGCGACCGCAGCATGTGCTCGCGCTTGGCGTCATCGTCTTCGTTGACGATCTTCTGGACGAAGTTGAACACCGCGCGCGGGATGTTCGTCTCGTCCTTGAGCATCTGCCACGGTTCGGCGAGGTCGCCCTTGATGGTCGCGATGTGGGTCAGCTTCGGGCTGATGTGCTCGTCGAAGATCTCGATCGCGCGCTTTGCATTCGGGCGCTTGTATTCGCCCTCGATGTCGCCGGCGCCGTTCTCGCGATCGGGCTCGTCGTTCTTCTTTCCACGGGGCATCGGGATTTCCTTTCAGTTCTGGTGGGGGATGGTCAGCCGCAGGCGACGGGCTTGGGCTTCTTGGCGACGAACTCGCTCCCGACACCTGCGCGATCGTCGCGGCAAGCATGGTCCAATCGGTCGTGCTGCTTCGCGCGAACCGCTGGGATGAGGCCAAAGCCAAGCTTTACGTCGCGCGGCTCTATCGCGAGATTCGTGATGAACTGCGGACGAACGTCATTTTCCACGAGGGGCCTCCGATTTAGGAGGCAGCTTCTCGAAGCGGATCAGGCCACCTCTGGCCGAGAGCAGTTGCTCCCGCACCTCAAGCAGCGCCTGAATTTGATCCAGATAGCACGAGCTGGGTCCGTTCTCGGCGAACTCGGCTTCCATTCCGGCTTCGGCATAGTCCAGGCCGGCGCGGATTTCCGCGATGAGGGCGGCGGCGCCGTTCTCGCGATCGGGCTCGTCGTTCTTCTTTCCACGGGGCATCGGGATTTCCTTTCAGTTCTGGTGGGGGATGGTCAGCCGCAGGCGACGGGCTTGGGCTTCTTGGCGACGAACTTGCCGCCCGGCCCGCGCTTCGGCTTCTTCGCGACGGCTTCGGCCTTCAGGCGGCCAATGTCGCGGCGGGCATCATCGAGATCGCGCGAAAGGTTCTTGTTGGTGTTAAGCAGCGCTTCATTGTCGCCCTTCAGCACGGTGACGCGGTTCTCGAGGATTTCCTGAGCGCCGAGAGCCGTCTCGAGGTCGTCGCGCGCCTCGTCGCGCTCGTCGCGATACGTGATGGCAAAAACTGCCGCGACGATGAGCAGCACGGCGAGGATCGCCGACAGTCCTGCAAGCAATTCGATCATGGGGATGCTCCTTCTGTCAGTGGGTGGCACCCAGCTTCGCGAGCTGGGCTTCGATCGCATCCCGTGCGTTCTCAAGCACGGTGCGGTTCGCGCTGACCTCGGCGGCGCTGATCGTGCCGTCCTCCAAGGCTTCCGCGAATGTGACGACCGCACGCGCAAGCCGGGTGTGCGCCTGATGGTCGGAAAGAGCGGGACGGCTGTCTTCACAGAGACGATCAAGCGGGCCCGTGAACCGGCTGCCCCATTCACGCTGCCCGCGCGCATAGGTGATGAAGTCCATCGTCGCCGTGCCGTCGCAATACTTCGCGGCCTGATCCTCGCTCTTGCCCAGGACCGCACCAAGGTCGGCGAAGGTCAGGCGATCTTCGGCCTTGATCTGGCAGAGCGCGCGCGAGACGCACTCAAGCGCGGCAGAGGCGGAAAACACGACGCGATTGCCGTGGATGCGCGGGTTGCTCACAGGGCAATATCCTCAGCATGGAAAACAGGCAGATCACCGACAAAGGCCAAGGCGGGCCCCGCACCCCGAGCCGCGGCGCCGATTCCTTCGGCAATGCGAGCATCGGTATCCCGGTGCGGGGCCAGCCCGAGCAGCGGCGCGGGTGCGACCCCGCGCGCGCTCCGATCGGGGTGAGCGGCGCGCTGCGGGTGGGGTGCAGCGCGCCGCTCTGCCGTGCGCGGGATCTCGGGAGAGAGGATCGCACGGCAATACGGTTGGGCGGTGACCACGGGGGGACAGGTCACCGCCCGGTTCGCGGCCGACAGGGGGCTGTCGCACACGAAAGGGGTCGGGGGGCACTCATCGGGTCGCTTGTGGAGGCGCGCCCCCCTGCCCACAGCGTCGGGCGCGAGGTTGCCCTCGCCGCTGCGGGTGTTCGAAATCATGCCGCCTCGCTCGGAAGTTCGGGCAAGTGCGGCGCGAGCTTGTTCAGGGTGTCGAGCGTCGGGTTCCAGCCCTCACGCTCGCAGCCATACAAGGTGTTGCGGTGCAGACCGGCCTTGCGGGCCAGACTGGAAGGGGTTTCGCCTTGCTCGATCGCGTAACGAACCCGCTGAGGAATGTCGGTGATTGCCATAACGGTGGCTTCGCTAGCATATCGCAATATGCTTTCCAAGCCCAATCGCATACCTCAATATGCTCTTTGCGCGCTACGCCTCGCCGCATGGACAAGACACCCGATCAGCGCCGCGAGATTTTGCGCGGCTTCATCAAGGCCAACGGGCTCAAGGTTGCCACTTGGGCAAAGCAGAGCGGCGTCGACAAGAACTCGATCTACAATTTCTTGAACGGCGAATCGCAGTCGCTGCACCCGCGAACCTATGCGAAGCTGGCGCGCGTGGCGCAGGTTCCGGCTTGGCAACTCTCTGGCGATGAGCCAGATGTTCCAAGTCCTACAACGATTTGGGTGAGCGGGTCAGTGCAAGCGGGTTGTTTCAGAGAGGCAGTTGAATGGGATCGCGGCGACTGGTTTGCGGTCGATGTCCCGGTGCCAAGCCGGTTTCAGGGTCTAGCCCGAGCGCTCAAGGTCGAGGGGCCTTCAATGAACAAGGAATTCCGCGAAGGCAGCGTAGTGATCTGGGTGCAAACCTTGGACTTCCGCCCGCCTCGCCATGAGGATCATGTCGTGGTCTATAGCTACCGGCGTGACGGGGCGGTTGAAACGACATTGAAACAGCTCAGGGTTTTGGCTGACGGAACACAATGGCTTTGGCCCCAATCAGATCATCCCGCGCACCAAGCGCCGATCAATCCGGTCGAGCCTGATGACGACATCGAAAGCATCGAAATCGCGGGCATTGTGATCGGCGACTATCGGCAGCGGCATCACTAACCCGACTCGCGTAGCATATCGGGATATGCACTTTTAGCTTGCCGAGCATATTGAGATATGCTTTACCGGCCTCCAACACCACCGTTGGAGGCCCACAGTGTCGTCACTTCCCAATCCCCTTCGCAAGCGCCGGATCGAGCGCCTGCCCGATGCGCAGGACGGTATGCTGCGCGTGCCGTATGCGACCTTCGAGCAGGCCAAGCGCGCCTTCCCGAATTGCGAACGCACGGCTCTGCGGGCGTTCACGCGCTCTGAGGCAAGCCGGATTGCCAACCGGCTGATCCAGCCGCGCGAGATGCCGGAGGATTTCGGCGAGGTCGTCTCAATCTTCTTCGATCTCGGCGCCGTGAAGTCCGCATCGCTGCGCAGCCGCCGCTTCGATGCCGTGCTGGCGATGCTGAAGCGCGGCGAGCTGGAACAGACGCTGGCCCGCAAGCTGGTGCGCGAGGGCAAGCTGTCGAAGGCGGTGCTGTCGTGAAGCGTGCCGACATCTGGCTTGTCGCCATCCTCATCATCGTCGTGCTGCTGATCGGGGGCGAGCTGTGAGCGCGATGGCTTATCCCGACTGGCAGGACATCGCCAGCGCGCCGACCGACTGGACGGTCTTCATGGTCGCATGGCCGCACCCAAAGATGGACGGCGGCTACATGTTTGATTTTTGGTCGGGCAAGCACCTGACTGAGATGCGTGAAGCTATCGCCAATGGCGCTCAAAAGCGCGCCCCTCACCTCTATTGGCTCCCGACGCACTGGGCGTCACTGCCACGCCCCCCTCATATCCGCGCATGACCCAAGCGCAGACCTTCCGACTCATCAACCGGGCCGTCGCCGAGCAGCGCTCGTGCTGGTGGGACGGCCATCAGGCCCGCGCCACCGTCCCCACATTTTTGCAAGAGGAACCATCCCATGAATGCACCCGTGCAAGCTGAATTGCTGCCCGCCGAAGACGCCGCCAGCCTGGTCGCCAAGGTCGACGAGAACCCGACCCTGATCCTGCTCGGCGATGTCGGCATCACCGCCTACACTGCCGCCCTGCGCGCATCGGTCGTCATGCCCGACGCCGACACCAGCACCGCCAAGGGGCGTGATGCGATCAAGTCGGCCGCCCAGTCGCTGCGCAGCCGCAAGGCCGCGATCGACAAGCGCCGGCTGTCGCTGACCGAAGGCTATCGCGCCAAGGTCGCCTCGATCAATGAGGTCGGCAAGGCCATCACCGCCGAGATGGACACGCTCATCGAGGAAGTGCGCGCGCCGGTGACGGCGTGGGAGAAGGCGGAGGAAGCGCGCAAGGCCGAGGCCGAGAAGATCATCGGCGACCTCACCAACGCGCCGACCGTGACCTTCGGCATGACCAGCGAGGCCGTGCAGTCGCGGCTCGATCGCATCCGCGGCATCAACCTCAACCCCGAAATTCTTGGCGTCCGGTTGGAGATGGCCGAGGAACTGAAGGCCGATGCAGTGGCGAAGCTGACCCAGGCCGTTGCCGACCTGAAGGCGCAGGAAGCGCAGGCCCGCGAATTGGAGCAGCTGCGCGCCGAGCAGGCTGCCGCCGAGGAACGGCGCCAGCGCGAGGAAGCCGACCGCCGCGCCAAGGAAGCCGCCGAAGCCGCCGCCAAGGCTGAAGCCGAGCGTCTGGAACGCGCGAAGGCCGAAGCCGCCGAGCAGGCCAAGCGTGAAGCCGAGGAAGCCGCCCGGCGCGAGCAGGAAGCGCGTGATGCCGAGGCTCGCCGTCTGGTCGAAGAGGCCGAAGAGCGTGCCCGCGAGGCTGAACGTGTCGCTGCCGCCGAGCGCCAGCGCATCGCCGATCTGGAAGCCGCGCAGAAGGCCGCTGCCGATGCCGAGGCCGCTGAGAAGGCTCGCCGTGAAGCCGACCTCGCACACCGCGAGCAGGTGATCGAAGCCGCCGCCGAAGCGCTCACCGCGCTCGGCATGACCAAGAAGCTCGCCACGGCTGTCGTCAATGCGATTGCTGCGGGCGGCGTGCCGAATGTGGAGGTGCGGTTCTGATGGCCGAACCCGCCCTGCAAACTCGTCTTGACGTCGCTATGGATCGGCTTCGTCAGCAGCTCGACACCGCATTCAATCCGGTGATCGGCGGGAAGCGCGTAGTCTTCACCGTCATCATGGCCGAAGCCGAACGCATTGACCCGAGCAAGCACTTCGCGACCAGTCATATCAGCAATGCTGATGGCTGGCAGGACCAGATAGCTATTGCCCGTGCCTTCATTGCGAAGGCTGAGGAATTCATGGCTGAGGCAGGGGGTGTGCTCTGATGCCGACCCGCTCCCGCATCTTCATCCGCGATGACGGCGAAACCGAGTTGGAGGTCGATTACACCTTCAGCGGCGGCAGCGAGCCCTCTGGCCTTTCCGGTCCCCCCGAACACTACGACCCCGGCTCAAGCCATGAGGTCACGATTGAGGACGCATGGCTGCTCGCCGATGCGAACAAGCCAGACGCGCCCCGCGTCACCCTGACCGGCGCTGAGGCCGAGCGCTTCGCCGATGAGGTCAACCAAGACCCCGCAACATGGGAGCCCGATGATGACTACGACTACTGACCAGCCCGAAAACCCGCCCGCATTTCCCGTTGAAGCGCACCGTGCCGACACGCTGGACTCGCCGAATCCGGGCATGACGCTGCGCGACTATTTTGCCGCCACGCTCAGCTTCGACCCCGACTCTTTCGGTGTGGCGCAGGCTGAGGCCCTGATGGGCGAGAAGCAGCCGGGCTTCACCGTCGAGAATGCTGGCGAGCGACTTGCGTGGTGGCTCGCTGCCGAAGCCAAGTATCGCTACACCCGCGCCGACGCGATGCTGCGGGAGCGCGGCAAGTGAGCGGGCCGATCATCAGCGCGAAGGGGGCTTATCCCGACATTCCCGCCGCGAAGTATCATGGCGATCCACTGCTATTGCCCGGCCCGTCGCTATCGGCATCCGGTGCGAAGGTGCTGCTGGAAAAGAGCCCCGCGCACTTTTGGCATCAGTCCGCTCTGAATCCAGAGCGCGAGGAAAGCGACAAGCCGCACTTTGCTGTCGGGCGAGCTGCGCACGACCTCATTTTGCTCGGCGGCGACTGGGCCAAGAATTATCACGTCACGCCGCCCGGCTTCAGTCGCGCCAAGACCGTCGCCATGGCCGAGGAAATCGCCGCAGCCGACTATGCCGCCAGCAAGGGCAAGACGGTCATCCGGCATGAGGACATGGCGCTGGTCGAGAAGATCGCCGACAAGATCGGGGCCAACGAAGCCGCCCGCCATGCCCTGATGCGCGGTGTGCCGGAAATGACGCTGGCTTGGCAGGATGAAGACACCGGCGTCTGGCTTCGTGCTCGACCCGACTTCCTGCCCCAGACCTGCATCGACGGCGATGACATCCGCATCGTGACGGATCTCAAGTTCATGGCCGGGACGCATTGCTCGCCGCGGAAGTTTGCGAAGGCCATGGATGACTTCGGGTATCATCTTTCGATGGCGCATTATGGCGAGGGCATCAAGCAGGTCTTCGGTAAGTATCCGACCGGCTACGTCTTCGTCGTGGTCGAGAAGGACGAGCCGCACACGGTGTCGCTCTATTACCCGCCGCCCGAGGACATCGAGCGCGGCCGACTTCAGATGCGCCGCGCCATCGACCTCTTCGCCGCCTGCGTGAAGCGCAATGCCTGGCCGGGATATGCTGACGCCCCGATGCAGGTCGATCTGCCGATCTACGCGCGCATGCGGATCGACGAAGCCACCGAAACCGACCTCGCGAAGATCGTCTTCGGCGAGACTGAAGGAGAAAATGCGTGAGCAACGAAATCATCAACACCGAAGACTTGGCCGAAGATTGCTGGGATGGCGAAGAGAGCGAAATCCAGAGCGATTTGGCCGCAACCCATGAAGCCGAAGGCAAGGGCATCGAATTTCACGTTTCGATGCGCCATTACACCATGCGCGACATGGAGGCGCTGATCGTAGAGGCGGCAGCGCTGATGCTGATCGGCAAGCATGGTCAGAACGAGCTGGCGAAGAAAATCGAAGAGCGCGCCATTGCCGTCATCACGCAAAAGGCCGACGAAGCGGTGGCAAAGATCGCAGTCGACATTCTCGATCAGCCGATCACGCCGAAATACACATACGGCAAGGCAGATGCGCAGCCGGTCACGATGCGCGAACTCATCGGCCTGACCGGGCGCGAGTATCTAACCGCCCAAGTCGAACATGACGGCAAGCCCGCTACCGGATCCTCGTATCGCAGCAAGGCTCGCATCCAACACATCGTAGAGACGATGATGGCTCGCAAGTTTGACGATGAAATCAAGAGCGCGAGCTACGCTACGATCCGCGAAATCGAGGCCGCTGTGAAGGCGAAGCATGAGGCAACTCTCACCGCCGAAAAGACCCGCATCCGCGAGGCCCTCGCCCGCATCACCGGAGAATCCGCATGAACCAGAACACCAGCGTCGCCGAGCGCAACCCCAGCGCGCTCAACCTGCCCGTCGCAACCGCAATCGGCGGTACCGACATCACCGCAGGGCAGGGCCGCGCCGCATTTCTGCCGACCAGTATGGGCGAGGCCATGGAAATCGCCAAGCTGATGGCTGGCGGAAACTTCGTCCCGAAGCACCTGCGCGGCGTGCCTGGTGACTGCCTTGCCGTGGTGATGCAGGCCGCGCGCTGGGGCATGGATCCCTTCGCGGTCGGTAATAAGACATACTTCGTCAACGATCGCATGGGTTACGAAGCGCAGCTTGTGAACGCGGTCGTCAACTCATCGAACGTGCTCAACGGCCGCCTGAAGGTCGAATGGACAGGCGAGGGCAACAACCTCGAATGCACTGTCACCGGCTACATCAAAGGAGACCCCGATCCGAAGACGCGCCGGGTCAAGCTCAACACGATCACCACGCGCAATTCGCCGCTGTGGAAGCAGGATCCCGAGCAACAGCTTGCCTACTTTGCACAGCGCGCATGGGCACGGCTTCATGCGCCGGAAGTTCTGCTCGGTGTCTATACGCCGGAAGAGCTTGCCGAGATTGAGCCGCGCAACCCGGTCGAAGCCGGTGAGCAGCCCCAACGCCTCAGCAGCGCCATGCTCGCGCAGCAGGCCGGCGCGACGGTCGATCAGCCGTCAACTATGTCGGAAATGGAAACAGTTGCCGCCGAGCAGGTGCAAGACGCCGAGGTGACGGAGCTCACCGTCGACCGCATTGGCGAAACGCTCCCGGAGGCCAGCAACGAGATGCGCGAGGCCGAAGGTGCCGCAGGGCTCTCCGAGCACGCCCAGCAGACCCTCGAGGACATCGACGGCCCGCTCGACGACGACGACCAGGCCGATGACGGGCCGGATCCGCGCCAGGCCACCGCAGACCGCATCATCGCCGACATCGGCAAGTGCGCCACCGTGATCGACCTTCAGCAGCTGCGCAGCCGTGAAGGGCAGACTGTCGATGCGCTGCCCGAGGAAATGTCGTCGCATGTGAAGGCCGCCTATGCAGCGCGGGAAGAGGTGCTGGCGGGCAACCGCGGCGGGGTGCCCGCGTGACCTCCCGCATCACCCTCGTTCTGATCTACGCCGCCGCCGTGGCGATGGGGCTGGCTGCGTGGGTTTGGGATTGGAGCGCCTGGCATTGGGCTTGGCAGATTATGACAGGAAATAGGTGATGGAAAAAGAAACAGCGAACTACGCCCCATTCAAGATCGAAATGAAGATCATGCTGATTGGCGAAGGGGGCGAATACGATGGCTATACGGCGTGGGCGGACATCGATTTGCCAGCGGGACGCTTGCCCACGAAAGAAGCGATCGATGATAATTTGAACGAAGCTGCCAAACAGCAAGGGTTCCGTCTCGCCACTCGCCATGAGTTTATTGCAGCCGTTCTAGAGGAGCGAACCGGCGTTAGCGGCTTTGCCATTCCCAATCTCGGCGACTTCGCTTTCGTGCCCGCGATTGGACAGCCTTCGAGGAGCAACAGCGCATGAGCAAGGATGAAGTGCCGGAGACGGTTCCGCAGTGGGCCAAGGAAAAGGCGTGCAACTGGCACAATCGCCACGTCACCGCCCATGGCACAAAATGGCGGCCTGACGATATTTCGTGCCCGCCAGACTACGCGATTGATAGCCTCGCGCTTTATATCGCCGCCCACGAGCCCGCGCCGGTCGATCCGCTGCGGGAGGCTGTGATCGCAGCGAATGCCGATGCCATGCGGAAGCTGCACTTCACCGACACGGACGCAGAACCCGCGTGGCTAGACGCATTTGTCGAAGGCCTACGCGCCCGCAGCGTGACCGCACCGGCACACGATAACGAAGGAGAATGAAGGTGAAGGTGACGTTCAAATGGCCTCACCCTGACTATTGGCAGGGGCTGTGTGTCGGATGCGCTTACGGCATTCTGTTTGGCGCAGTTGCTGTCGCGTGGTGGCCCGCATGACCGCCGCGCCGATCAAGAGCAGCCGCCCCGACCACTGGACGCATCCGCGCCCTACGCCAGACCCGCGCAAGCGTGGCCCTCTCCTGCCGATGGAGACGCCGCGCAGGGGGTGGAAACAGCGTATCCGAGCCGCCCTCACCCGCACCGGAGGGCGCGACCATGACTGAGGCGGAAAAGATCGCGGCGGATCGGTTTTGGTCGCGTGTGGACAAGCAGGGGGAATGCGATTGCTGGCATTGGACTGGCGCGCGCAACACTAAGGGCTATGGCAACCTTTCGTGGGGCGGTAAGCGCGGCGTTCGCGCCACTCACGTTTCACTAGAGATAGACGGCAGGGCAAGACCTCCGGGGGCGCTGGCGCTTCACTCTTGCGACAACCCCTCGTGCGTCAATCCGCGCCATCTGCGCTGGGGCACTGTCGCAGAAAACACGATGGACGCCATCAATCGCGGGCGGCACCCCCAGTCGGGCTGGCAAAAGCGACTTACGCATTGCAAGCGCGGACACCCCTTAAGCGGCGAAAACTTGATGGAGAACACAGGCGGGCGGCGGAAGTGTCGGGCGTGTAACAGCATGCTTGCCGCAAAATGGCGCAAGCAAAAAGCAGCCGTCCGCGCAATCCTTCAGGAGAACACCGATGCATGACGCAATGAAGCGCCGCATTTTTGCGAAGCTTTCCGCGATGGAAGGGCGCAAGCTTGATGTGGAAATCGCTCGCTGGAAAGGCCATCGCCCGCACCTGCGATTGCGCGAGCGGCTGATGGAAAACAGGTTCGCCGCCCTGCGCGCGAAAGGGGGTGGGGCGTGAGGACGCATATGTCTCACTACCTTCGCCCCGGCCTGCCGATCAGAGGAACCGTGAGCGAAACCGCGTGCGGCAAGAAGGCGTTCCGCTGCAATTGGACGCAGCATTTCAACAGCGTGACGTGCAAGCAATGCCGCCAAGAAGTGCTCGGCAGCGCTGGTATTCAACAAATCGGCCCCCGCCATGACTAGATGGCCCCGCATGATGCGCAGGAGGACGGGATGAGCGCGCACATATCACCCCTCGACCTTGACCGCCGCCTTTCGCGCCGGATCGAAACCGGCAAGGGCGTCCGCCTCGAGCCCGAAGAACTTGACCTGCTTGTCCAGTCGGGCGCAATCGACGTTTTCCGTAACTACGCCAGCGAATATCAGAGAGGCCTATGCCGCGATCGAGATCTGCGAAACCGCTCTATCAGCGGGGACGCTACCAGCTCCACAAGCGCCCCGACCGGGCGAACTACGACATCATCTGGTATGACGCCGCAGCCGGTCGACAGCGCAACCGAAGCGCGGGCACGGGAACTCTGGAAGACGCGAAAGACGCGCTCGACCGCATCTACCTCCAACACGAACGCGGGCAAGCCGTCTGCCCCACCTGCAACCGGCCGTGGGACGAAAAGCGGCGCTTCGCCCTCGTGCAAGCCATGATGGACTACGACCTTTCCCGGCAGGGGCGCCCGTCCTACCCCGCGATCCATGCCAGTCTGGGCCACATCCACGCCTATCTTGAGGCGACCGGGCAAACCCGCATCGCCTGCGAGGATGTCAACCAGGACTGGATCGAGCGCTTCGAAGCATGGGCCCGCGAGGTGCCTGTCGTCTCGCCAGCCGGCAATGTCCGAGCCCGCGCCGCCGCGACCGTCAATAACGCCGTCATCTACCTCGCCGCCGCGATCAATGCCGCCCATGCCCGACGCGACACCCTGTTCCCGGCCGCCTTCAAGCCGCGGGCAGCCGAGACCGTGAACCGGACGCCTGAATATCGCGCCGGCGTCGCCGAAATCGCCGCCATGTTCGCCTACGGGCTCGAATATCCGGTCAAGCGGCTCGCCTTGCTCAACTTCCTGCGTCTCAGCGTCGTAACCCTGATCCGGCCCGAGCACGCACACTACGTCAGCGCAGATCCGGCAGGCGGGCAGTGGAACAGCAAGTCCGGGACGCTCAACCTGCTGCCGAAGGGCGAAGTGCAGACGAAGAAGCGCCGGCCGATCGTGCCGGTCGCCAGGCAGGCGCGGGAATGGCTTGATGCCACGCCGGGGATGCTGGTGCAGCCGGTCAGCATCAAGTCGTCATGGACACGGATGCAGGCCAAGCTGGGGCTCCCCGGGGCAGGACAGGCCGGGCCGAAGCTGATCCGGCGCTCGATGGCAACACTGATCCGCGACAGGCTTGATCCCCGCGATATTGCCGAGCTCGAAATCTTCCTCGGCCACCGTGCCAGCAGCCGCATCACCGACCTCTATGCGCCGTCCGACCCCGCTTATCTGGCGCGCGCCCGATTGGCGATCGAATCCATCATCGACGAGATCGAAGCCGCCGCCCCGGGAGCATTTCACCGCACCGACACCGCAACTAGTGCTGAAATCATCACGATTGGAGCGAGATAAATGGCTGAATTTCAGCGCTTTCCGATGGTGGGCGTAGCAAGGATTGAACTTGCGACCCCTACGATGTCAACATAGTGCTCTACCACTGAGCTATACGCC